CTTGCATTTATTCCTATCGGTATTTATTATTATTCCCCCCTGGCCCCGGTGGGCTCGCCCCGCCCCTGGGGTGCCCGCCCATTCGTTTCAATAGCTTAGTCCTCATTTTAGAACCTCTGAATACTTAAACGCATCCACGGCCTTCCTACAGCCTCGATACCCCACCCTCTGCAACCCATTGATCTATATAGCTTATTTTGACCCATCTAAGCGCTGATTACGTGTCTAATACCTCAATGATATCAATAGGTTAGGCCAGTACCCCCATATGGAACTTGGGTAGAGAAAACTATTCTCTAGGGTTCCACAATGAGGTTGTGTCCGAAGCGGCCCTAATGGAACAACAACTTTTAGTTTAGTGTTTAAATTATTGAATAATATCAATAACTTATTCAATGCTACTATTCCTAATATGGCATGAACGCAACCAGTAGAGCCATAGTGAATACGAGCAAATTAACTATGTATATCAGGTACATAGCCCTATTGCTCATGGTTTCCTCCTAGGGCAACCTAGACTTCCAGAAGGGGTGGTTTTGCTGATCTATAGGAAAACCATCCTCGCCTATGTCAGAACGGAACCCTCTCTGTTCCTGGAACTTCTTCCCTGATTCATGGCAGTTCCTGCAGAGCGATTGCAGGGCACCTAGCCAGAACTCGTTCCAGTTCCCCTTATGTGGAACCACATGGTCAGCGACGATGGCCGGAACCACTAAACCCTTTTGCAGACAGTACGCGCAAAGGGGATGTTCCTGCATCTGAAAATTATGACGCTTGCGCCAGCGCCCTAGCTGATACCAATCGCGATAATTCTGGGACCGCTTCATCGTTTTAAGGCACCTCTGGTGCGTTATTTCGAGCGGAGGCTAGGGTGGCACAGGCGAAGCGCTTTAAGCGCCTCTGTGAGTGCCGCCAGGGCAGGCACCGGAAAATCGACGCGGGGGATTGTGCTGTGCGCGCCGCTTTTTTGCACTGTCCTGGCGACCTGGGAGGCGAAGCAAAAACCAAGCTCCGCCATAACGAGTAGGACAACTTGTCCTATTCGAGGTGCTGAATTAACCCAGAAATCGACGGTTCCCACGTTGACGCATAAGTGTTTCGCGCCTTCTGCGCAAGCTATCTCTGGTATGCCTCTCGGCTTCAGACACAAGATCGTCAGTGGCGATGCTGATCTTGACCATGGAACCCAGCATATCGATCAGCACCATTTCGCGGTCGCGGGCGCTCATTCCGGTGTGGATCACCACCCTATACTTTAGTGTACCTCGCAGCACAGACAGCTTTTCACCTGGTCGAAAGCGTGGAGGTTCGGGGAGCTGCACCAGACCTCCTAGCTCCTGGGAGCGCCATGACGCGATGACCTCATCAGACAATTTTGCGGGCGCTTCGCCTCGCATCAGAATTGTACGCACGCCGACTGTGTTTTTTATTTCTGACCAGTAGGGCGTTGCGACGACGAAAATGTAGCTTGGAAAAAGCGGTTTTATTTTTCCGGTTGGTGCTTTGAATTGCGGAAAATATGGTTCGTGTTCTGCAAGGTGTTCTGCAGCGAAGGCTTCACGTTGCGGATTTGTCTGCACCACAAACCATGCATTCATTTTTTCTCTTCCAGGCACGAATGTTTTTTCATGTCGTCTGGAAGCGGCCCTTCGCACCCAAGCATGGTCATGATGGGACGCCCGGCAATGCGATGCGCCTGCACCACTGAACAGTTCGGCGCGTGCGCCAGCGTTTTTCCTGGTTCTTTGTCGTCTTCAGTCAGCGCGATATTGATCATCGCCGCCTTCCTCGCAGGCATGAATGCACAACGCAATTATCCGGCAGTTGCGTGCCTTCTTCGTAATCCAGCGCTTTGACGGATCGCTTGTTGTCTTGATCCTGTTTCACCATTGGGCAGTCTGCCGCGTGAGCGGTGACGCCTCCGCCTTCCTCTTCGGTCAGCATCAATTTAAGCGTCGCCATTTTGCGCCTCCCTTGCGTAGTACTGTTTGCACCACTCATCGATATCATCCTGAGTGAAGCCGCGCTTGGTCATGTCGCGTTCGAAGGTTTCGCGGTCGATCCTGTCGGACCCATAGAGCGATAAAAGCCGATCCATCATCTCGAATTTGGTTTGCTTGGGTGCAGGCTGGTTACGTTTTTTCATTGGAGCTTCTCCAGTAATGATCGCCATGACGCAGGGCCATTTTCCATCGCTCTGTATCTCGATCAAATCTCTGCCAAGCCTCTGCTGTAATTTTATCGTATGACCCGTGAGCCGCCACAAGCTCCTGCAAATTAGGCGATTGCTTTTCCAGCGCCATCCATTCTGCTTCTGCTTTTTCCAGAGCCTCTTGTTGGGCACGCGCGTATAATTCAACGCGCTGCCTCTCGGCTATTTCGGCTCTGAATTTTTCCTTCTCGGCTTCTTCTTCGGCGCGAACCTTGTGCCACGCCTCTCGCATCAATTCCTTGTCGGCTTCTGTTTTAGCTTCCTTTCCTGCCCTGATTATATCCTCTTCCATTCTCGCTAATTCGGCTTCCTTGAGCCGCATCATCTCTTCCATTTCAGCTTTCCGCTTAGCTTCTTCCCTTGCGGCCAACTCAGCCGCCTGGGCCTGACGGACAGACAATGGCGGATAGACCCAGCGACGCTGCGCACTATGCAGCACGATAGACTTGAACCTATCCTCATCCAGGTTGATTGAATCCCAATATCTGGACAGGTCTATTTCGAGCGTGCAAAGCCCGCGCGCGTGGATCAGCTCGATCTTTGATTTTGGCACGGGGTGCGTGACGTGAATTTCGATAGCAACATCCTCGTCGCCAAAGTGAGCCAGCACATCAGGACGAAGATCGCCTAGGGAGATTTCCTGCTCGGCGCTTAGCATAGCCCCAAAGGAATAGCCGTCAGGAAAAAACACGCTCAGCTCATCGCAGATGATCTGCTTCGCGAACTTGTGCATGGCGGTTTCACGTCCACCTCCGCAATGGTCGCTGTGGTGCCGGAAGTGATGCTGCAACTTCTCGCCCTTAACGGCGACCAGCGACACCTGGCACTCCGGGCAGATGCAGTCGCAGGCCAGCCCTCGGACCACGCTTTGAACGGACACGATGCGCCGGTTATCGGCCCGCATTCCAAACGGAACTTTGATGTCGGCGGTCATTCAGTTCCTCGTTTTTTGCATAACTCGATTTTTCTCCGCCTTATTTCACGATCTTGCGGACCGTCCTTAAATACTTCAACAAAATCAACGGCACCGGGAAAGTAGGGACGATCAGGGACGTTCCGCTCCTATAGACCCTGAATCCGCTATATCACCCTCTATACCCCTCTTTCTTCATTAAGGGTCTTCTTTAATATAGAACGTCCCTAACGTCCCTACTGTACCTAAGTACAGACCACTATTGGTTTTTTGTGAGGGACGATCACTTTCCGTAGCCGTCCCTCGACCGTCCCTAATTTGAGGGAGCTATGCCATTTCGCTCCCACATCCGCTGCCCTCCAGTGCCGCGTTTGGCCGCTCGACGCCATCCCAGGCTCGACATGATGGCCATGATCCGGTTCTGGTCGCGCTTGGGAAACTGGCCTATCCGATCCTTGACGATGAGGCCGGACTCCATAGCGGTCTGAAGCACTGTCGTTTTGGTGACGGTCTTGAGGTAGTCTTCGATGGGCTGCTCCCAGATATCGCTTTCGTAGCGCTTGGCCTGTTCCGGCATTGCATGCTGTTTTTCGAATTCGGCTGTGGGCCACCATTGGGTGCCAGCACGAAAGAGGGCGACGGCTTCAGCAAAAAGTTGATCGCGGTCGCTCACCAATTTTTCGACTGCGATCTTTACGGTTCGCACGGGCCAAAACCTTCGGCCGCCGGTCTCGTCGCGCAGATACTCGTCCTTATTTGTGGTGCCAACGAAAATGCACTGGCGCGGTTCGACCGTTTCAGTTCGGCCATAAGGTGGACGAAAGCGCTCGACTGTTCGTGAGATAAAAGATTTTAGCAGCGACGCTTCGGCCTTCGACATAGCGTGCAGCTCTGCAACTTCGATCAGCCATTTGCCGCGCAGATGCTGTGACGTTTCCTTGCCTGCACCAATGTCCGGTAGGCTATCGCTGAACCAATCGTCGCCAGCGAGAACACGACACGCTGTTGATTTGAGTGTGCCCTGCTCGCCCTCAAGCACCAGCATATGATCGCCCTTGCATCCAGGCACAAAAATGCGAGCGACAAGGCTGATGAAAAACATTCGACCGACGCCTGCCGCATACACTGAATTCTCTGCACCAAAATAAGTGTGCATGCATGTCTCAAGTCTCGGCACGCCATCCCAGGCCAACCGATTGAGATAATCCCGCACCGGATGAAAACTGCACTGGCGTGATCGCACGTCGATACCCTGATGCACGGTGTCACGACCCAATCGGCGCATGCCCTGCCATTGCAGATATTCCTGGACGACGGCCATGTCGGCATCGTTGACCTGGCGCACGACAAAGTCGGCATCCTCACGAAACAGCGGCTTCATCAGCATCGCGGTGCAGCTCATCTCATTGAACGCGAACGCATCGCGGAAGGCTTCATCCTTGCGTAGCGCGAGCAGCACGTTGCCGATGTTGCTCGCCATCTCGGTCTTGCTTCCCATTGCCTGTCCAGCCCATAATCCACTGTCTGCTTTTTCCGGCGGCTTCCAGTCCGCGCATCCGTTGATCAGCACATAGAGCTTCTCGACTGAGCCGCCGCTGACCATCCAATCCGACACGTCGCCCTTATCGGGCATTGCAGGCCAGTCGTGCCATAGCTCCAGGACGCGGACCCGCTTGGCTACGCCATAGAGCGAGCGCGCGATATCTTGCGCGTGATCCTGCCCAGGAAGGATCGGTCGCCCATCGGGATGAAACAGCAGTTCGCCGGTCTTGGGGTGCTTCTTCTGCGGGTCGCGATCAGGAACGATGACGATATCGTAATCCTTGAAATACTCTGACAGCTCATCGTGCCACTTGCCTGCGCCGCCAAGGTTGGTCGTCGCGGGAACGCCCATCGCCCATAAACGATCAGCATCCTTTTCGCCTTCAACGATCAGGACGACGCGGTCGGCCACCTCCAACAGCTCGGGGAATTTGTAGGGCACCTGACGGACGCCCTTGACGCTCCAGACCCATCCGCCTTTGATCTTGTCGGGCGGATCGGTCGGCAGTGGCCTGCGGCGCTGCCGGAAGTCTTTCGGCTCCATGCGGCAGACCTGGGAGAGCAAAGCGCCGCCCTCATCGCAGTAGTCGTAGGTCGCCACGATTTCGAAACGCTGGCGCGGAGCCTGGGCAGCTCCGCCGTCATGGGTCTCGAAGACGAAGCCCTTGCTCTTCAGCCACTCGAAGCGAGCGCCGCCCTTCAGCTTTGTCTCGCGCTCCACCAGGTCGAGCGCACCGCCACCCTGGCTCTCCTGGTGGTCGTACCAAGTGCCCTTCACCAGATCGATGGACAGCGAGCCCTTGGAGCCGTAACGCCATTCCTTGTCGGAGGAGTACGCGGGGTTGGGATCACCAAAGAAGTGTTTGGCGAGCGGTCCAATGATGGCTGCAAATTCGGACGCTGCCGCCATGACCGCCTCTCCCTTAGCGTGTCGGATTGCAGATGCGGGTGTGCTTTACGCAGTAGGGACGCGACGCAGACAGCTCGGCACCAGGAGCGCCGCAGTAGAAATCGCAACTCACCGAATCATGGGACCATAGCGGGAAGCGGCACCGTGTATCGGTCAATTGCCAAATCGTGCAACTGTAATCCCTGTCTTTCACAGGCCCGGCCTTCGGCGCTCTAGGCATGGGCTTCCTGGCTTTGGCAAACACAACGGGTGGGGGCTTCGGCTTCTTGACCGCGCGCGGGACGAACCCGGATCGGTGCGCCCTGCCGATCACTGCATTGCGGGAGCAGCCCAGGTCGTTCGCAATTTCGGTAAAGCTCATGCCGTTCTTGTAGAGCGACAACAACCGCGATGCCCGCTCCTCGGTCCAGGCGAACTCGACTACCATCCGGTCACTCTCAATCCTTTGTTGAACAACGGACTGACGCGCAGCGCCTGCTTGGGGTCGATCAGCGAGGCCGAGTATGACCAGATCGCGCAGGCGTCTCCCTCATTGTCGTTCCTCACGTTCCAGCCCAGCGCCTTGCATTGATCCATCACCGCCCGCTTTGCGTTGTCGCGCTGCATGTTGCGGAAGCCGGTGAAATGTTTGCGCACCTCACCGACGCCGCACTCGCTGATCTCGCCGACACCCCAGCGCCGGGCGCAGCCGCGAATGACGCCGTGCAGGCCAGCCAGGCGGTCGCGCACCTGGCGCGAGGTCTTGTTGAGCATGGCCTGGGGCGGCAGCATGCTTTCGATGACGACAATCTGCGGCGGGCTCTCGCGCACCATCTCCATCATCCACTGCAGCGCCTTGGCGAAGACCTGGTTCTGATCCTTGCCCTGGAAGGAGACGGTGCCAAACATCGGCGCATCGTCGCCGACACGGCCGCGCGCATAGCCAGTGGTCGTTGCAAGATCGATGGCGAGGATTTCGGTCATCGTATTCCCCACCCAAGCACACTCATCCATTCGCGAGTTGGATGTGTCAGAAGCCACCACACGACCGGGCTCTCTTCGTTCACCAGTTGCTTTAGGTGGCGCGCATAGCTTTGTGCTTTTCTGCCGTAGACAATTTTACTTTTTGGGAAGCCATCAACGTCAATCCCGAGATTGATTTCCCTCCAGCGAAGTCGTTTGAGTTCGTTTTCCAGCTCCTTAATGCGGCGCTTCAGGTCCAGCCACATCTCGAAATTGTCACCGCATTGACTAAATCCCTCATTGTAATACGCAAGCCACAGAGTAGCTTGGCGCACATATTGCTCGGCCAGTTCCTGACTTCTTTGCCGATATTTCGCCGCCGCTATTTTTTGTTCTTCGCTCATGTCAATAGCCTCCACCGCATCAATCTCAGCGATAATCGCGTCATCGCGGCTGAAAAGTGCGTCAGAGAAAGCTATAAGCTGACAAGACGATTGGTAAATAGCATCAGGTGCGTCATGTGCCGCTCTAGACGCGCAGACATGCAACAGGCTGCGTGTAATCCTGTGAGAAGCGTGAATCACAGGAGACAAAAGTGTTAAAACCGAAAGCAAAATACCAGCGCTACCTGGAAGCGGATTGCTGGAAGATGACGCGGCGCGAGGCGCTGCAGCGCGCGAGCTATCTTTGCGAGCGATGCCATATGGCGCGAGCCACCCAGGTCCATCACAACGGCTATGCCAGCGTGGGGGTGGAGCGGCCCGAAGACCTGAAAGCGGTGTGCGACGCATGCCATCGCAAACTTCACGGCTTGGTCGAGGTGCCGAAGGCCGCGAATGACAACCAACAGATCGAGCTGCCAATGTTTCCATGGTCACGGCTCCCACCGGATGCGGTCGAGCGTGATGGGTCCATTGTACCCCCGGTCAAAAACAAACCAAGCGAAGGCAATGGCAGAGGAAGCGCGCCTGCCGTTCCAGCCGTCGCGGTGCATCATGGGCAACCGATTGGCAAAGACGTGGACCCGCGCGAGGCACCCCTCGTCCAACAGGTAAGAGCGCCTGACGCTTTCGAGGAACGCCAGCCGCAACAGGACAATCACCAGGGGCGCACGCTCCAGGCCGGTCGTGATGAACTTCTCGGCAAGCCGGAACGGCGGGTTAGTAACAACGGCATCGGCTTTGCCAACAAACTCGACCGCTGGCTGAAGGAAGTCGCGGATTGAGCTGTCGGGGCAACCGCGCGCGTTTAGGTCAGTAGCGATGACCTGATGCCCGGCGTGGCGCAATTCCTCCACGATGTTGCCGGTGCCGCAGCACGGTTCCCAGATGCGCAGCGGCAGGCGCTCGACCTTCATCAGGGCGCGGACTGCGACCGGGGAGGTATCATAGCAATCGTCCGCATGGTCGCGCGTGGGAGCGCGGCCAGCGTTGGCGGCCTTGTCCAGCATATTGATCAGCCTATGGAATCGGGCTTTGTCAGCAACACGACACAAGCCGCGATATGGCCCGAGTCCAAAGCCGAAGGCAAGTGTACAGAGGTGTAGCTTGTGAACTCCGGGGAAGGAAAATCGTCCGCCTTGACGAATCGGCCTATCAGTCTAAAAGTGTGCAAAATTGCATAAACCTGAAAGCGCCGGATGATCGAACGCCGCGAAGTCACGACGCGCGAGGCTTGGTTGTCCTGGCGCAAAGAGGACATAACAGCCTCGGTCGTTGGAGGTTTGTTTAACTGCCATCCGTACACGACAGCGCTCAGGCTCTACGCCGAAAAACGCGGCACCGAATTCGTCTTCGAGGAAAACAACGCGATGCGTCGCGGCCGGTGGCTTGAACCAGCGGTTGGAAAGGCCGTCGAAGAGCTGCGCTCGGCGTGGCGTCTGGAGCCAGCCCGGCATTATCTGCGCGACCCCGATCTGCGCATTGGTGCAACGCCTGACTTCATCATTCACGGCGACCCGCGCGGCAAAGGCGTCCTGCAAACCAAGACCGTCGCGCCTTCCGTTTATGCGCGCGAATGGAATGACGGCGCGGAAGTGCCGCTCTGGATCATTCTGCAAGCGACTGTCGAAGCCATGCTGTCTGAGGCGGACTTCGTTGCTGTCGCAGCTCTACTAGTAGACGCGCACAACATGGATTGCGTCATCCATGAAATGCCGCGTAACCCGGCCGCCGAAGAAAAAATAAAGCGGGCGGTCGGGGAATTTTGGCGCAACGTCGAGGAGGGCCGCGAGCCTGAGCCCGACTTTGCGCGCGATGCCGACACCGTCAAGGCGATGTGGAAGCGCGAGGCAACGCCGCCTGTCGAGATCGACCTGTCGAGCAACAACCGCATCCCATCCTTACTGGAGCAGCGCACCGCTCTCAACGCAATCATCAAGGACCATGAGACCAAGATCGAGGCCATCGACACCGAAATCAAATTCGCGATGAAGGACGCGGCAGTGGCCACCGGCCTGAACGGTTGGCGAGTGACGTACAAGACCAGCCACTACAAGGAATACGTTGTGAAGGCGCGCGATACCCGCGTGCTGCGCGTGACTGACCAAAGGGATAAGGCATAATGGGCAGGCGACCGAAGGCGACGACCGGCGTGATCACCGACGAGGAGATCGCCAAAATCCAGAACATGGCATGGGCCAATGCGCGCACCGCGTTCGAACAGGAGACCCAGCCGCAGCGCGAGCGCGAGGAGTTCGAACACTTCAAGCGCGCGGTCCGCACGGGCGACAGCGCCAAGATCAGCGAGGTGATCTTCCAGGCTCTGACCCGCGCCAACATCCGGGCCGACGTTGCGTTGCGTGAGTTTCTCGCTGAAGAGATCGATGCCGGTCGCACCGAAAAGCTGAACAACCAACTTAAGTTTTATCTGGTGCAGTATCTAGTGCATCCGTTGGTGCGTCCGCTGCAATCGTGGGTGCGCGAGACATAGCGGGGTGACTAGTGGGGACGGGGTGAACCCCTGAGCCAGGCCAGCCACCCTCCAGACGCGACGGCGGATTGGAGGGGCTCCCGTCCCATTTAATTCAACAGGAGACGACCAAATGTCCGACACCACCGCAATGATCCCAAGCGACCGCAAGCCGCCTATCGTTGTGCTGCGCGAGCGCCTGGAGGCCCGCAAGGGCGAGCTGCAGAATGCCCTGACCGACATCAAGGCGGACCATTTCATCCGCGCACTGATCACGTCCGCCCAGGTGAATCCGGACCTACAGGCCTGCAGCTTCCAGTCGCTATGGCTGGCCGCGATGCGCGCCTGCCGCGACAACCTTCTGCCTGACGGACGCGAGGGGGCGATTGTCCCCTACAAGACGAACGCCCAGTGGATTCCGATGTACCAGGGATTGCTGAAGCGCTTCCGCCAGTCCGGTATGGCGAAGTGGATCGCCGCCGATGTGGTCCGCGAGGGCGAGGTGTTCGAACACTGGGTTGACCAGTTCGGTGAACACTTCAAACACGTCCCGGAGGGCGACGAGAGCAAGCCGATCATCAAGGTCTATGCGGCGGCGCTGACGACCGATGGCGCGTTCTATTGCGCCGTGATGAGCATCACCGAGATCAACAAGGTCAAGGCGATGAGCCGCGCCAGCCGCGACGACAGTCCCTGGAAGCAGTGGCCGGGCGAGATGATGAAGAAGACCGCGCTGCGCCGCCTGAGCAAACTGCTCCCGGCCGGTCGCGACTTCTTCGAGGAGGATGACGAGCCCGCCGCCATCAAAGAGCAGGGTCCAGCGCTCCAGATCGTGGAGCGCCAGGCCGGTGCCGCCAGCGCGCTCGATAGTTTTGCCGGGACGGCGCAAGAACCGCCAGCCCAGGAAGGCGGGGAGGTTTCGCGTCCCGCTGACCCGGCACCAACCGAAGCGACCGTTACCGACATTCAAGACCCGCGCTCTATCGCATACGAGCGCGGCAGGATCGCCAAGCAGACAGGGGCGCAGCGTCGCGCAATGCCGGGGGAATACCGTGAAGAAGCGAACCGTGCGGAAGGCGAAGCGTGGCTCGCGGGCTACGACGGCAAAGAACTCGTCAACCCGGCGACCGGCGAAATCTATGGCAAAAGCGCCGATTGAAGGCATCGTCCTCCGCGAGCTGCGCACAACCGCTCAGGCCTGTGCGCAGCTTGGAGTGACGCGCTATCTACTTCTCAAACTCTGTCGAGAAGGAAAGTTGGACCGCGTCCGCTTCGGCGGCCAGACACGAATCACAGCGCGCTCATTGAATGCGCTTGTGGATGAGATGCTGACGAACCCAAGAAGGAGGCGCTGATGGCCGACAACAACATCGAGGCGGAATTGCAGAACATCGCCAAGGTCGCGAAGAAGAACGGCAACGGCAACAACACTCCGCCAGCGCCGGAATTGCCAGCGGACCGCATGAAGGCCATCGAGTACGGGCTGACAGCGTTCCAGCAAGTCGGCCATGAGCGCGACCAGTTGCGCAAGGACGCGGCCGATCTGCGCGACAAAATCTCCTCGCTGCAGATCACCAACGAGGGCCTCAACTCCCAGCTCAGCGAACTGCAGTCGCACCTTCGCTCCGCTGTCATGATTCGCGATCAGGCGGTGGCTGACCGCATCAAATACGAAGCACTGTTCATTTCTGTCCATGCCCAGATGCGCGCCTTCGCGGTTCCGGCTGAGCCGTACATCAAGGACCATGACACGGAGTGAGGCGCAGGCCTCGATCAACCTCGCGCTGATGCTGGCTCTGGTCATCACCTACCTGATGCCCAGGGCAGAACGGCGCAAGGAGCCACCACCGCCGCAGCCTTCGGTGGCCGCGAAGCTGTTGCAGGAGCCGCTGCCAAAACTATCACCGGACCGTGAAATCCGGGAGATCGACTGGAGCATGTACCGGCCGCTGATACCCAGGAGCGTGATGACGGAACGGATCATGCCGCTGCCGCCGTCAACCAGCGCGATGGCGATAGCGCGGCCGGTCTACAAGGACGACCCGGAAGAGGTCGCGCGCATTCCAAAGCAGCGATCCAGAGCGAGCGACGACATCTGCACCCGGCACAAGCTGAGAAAGGTGTGGGTCAGCAAGTACAAATGGAGATGTCTGCGATGACCGACGTAAAGAAACTTCACGAACTCCACAACCGTCTCGCGCCTGAGCTGGCGCTGAAGATCATAGGTGAAGTGAAGAAGGCGGGCGGCGATCCCAGTGACGTTATGATCGTTTTGCAGAGCGTGGTCACGGGAGTGATGGGCGGAATCATCATGATGGGGATGACTGAAGACCGGGCATTGGACGCGATGGTGGAGCGCGTCAAGGAACGATTGAAGGTGATGCCGCGTGACGGAGAACACAGGCGTGGCGTGGACGCCCTACTATAAGCCGAAGTTCTACCGGCACCTGAACCACCTTGTCATCAACGGGTTCTATGCCCGCACGCTTGACGCGGACGATCATGCGTTCATCGAATCCGTCAAGACGAAGGGCATCGCCAACGGCTCGCTGCCCAGCACAAACGCGGTGCTGATCGAGGAGCTGGGCTTCTGGGAATTCCCCTACGCCATCCAGCCAGGGATCGAGCGCCGGGTCGGCAAGCCGCCGCCCATCCCTGAGACCCCGGAGCAGCGCGAGCTGCGCAAGGCAAGGGTCGCCCGGTGGCACGCCCAGCGCGCCATCCGCAAGCAGGAGCGCGAGATTGCCGCCGCAGAGCTGAAGCGGGAAGAGCGCGAGCAGGCGGAGGCGATGCGGCGGCGCAAGGTGCGCGATGCCATCACCGACGCCGAATGGGATGCGGCGGCACCGAAGGAAGCACCGTTTGGCGCGACGATAGACGGCAAGCATGTCCCACAGTGGAAGCTGGAGGAGCTTGGCATCAAAGTGCCACCAGTAACGCGCCCGTCGCGCTGGAAAAACCCCAACCCTGCGATGAAGCTGGCCCCGCACCAACTGGACGAAGCCAAGAAGCGCCTGGCGGCGGCCGAGAGGGCGATGGTGCGCAAGAGGCTGATCGCCGACGAGAAGAGTGAGGAGCGGCGCAGGCAGATAGCGGCGAGAAGGCAAGAGAACAAAGTCGCCAATGAGCAGCATCGGCGCGAGCGAATACTAGCGGAGGCTCGCGAAACCGTCGCCCGCGTCGCCAGGATGGAGCGCGAGTGGGATGGGCTGCCCAATGTTTCGGAAAACCTCCTGAAGGAGGCGATCCTGACCCTGCTCCACCGCTCGCCCGGTCAGACCTGGACGGGACCGGATATGGCACGGGCAATCGGTTGCACCGATGTCCAGCAAATGAACCGCTGTCTTGATGAGCTGGTGAAGAGCGGCAGACTGGAGACAAGGACACCTAAATGAAGCGCATCACCTCCGAGAGCAAGCTGCCCGGCATGAAGGCGACCCGCGACTGGGAATCGCCGGATAATTTGAGCGAGCAGGCGAAGACCGCAGGCGCAGCCAAGCGCCGCGAGCGCGAGGAGCTGGCTAGAATGGACCGCGAGATCGAAGGCCTGGAGGGCCTACTGCGAACGATTGATCGAGGACGGAGGAGACTGAAATGAGCATCCCGGCAAGCGTCGTGAAGGACACGGCCGACATCCGCATGAAGTTGTTGGATATCTGGAAGCAGATAGACGAGAAGAAGATCAGCTCGTCAGAGGCGCGGCTGCATATCAGCGTGGCGCGAGCGATCCTGGATACGCTCAAGGTCGAGATGGCGGCGGCTCACCTGGCGCAGCAATCGATTCCGTCCGTTCCGATCCTGACAGCGGGCGTGCCGATCCGGCGCACGCGAGACCAGTGATCAGCGTTTCTTCGGCCTGAAGATATCCGGCCGGATGTCCTCCGGACTCATGTCGAGTATCGCCGCGACCGACTGGACATGCTCAGGCGGCACCCGCTTCCATTGTTGGACGGCCTGATTGCTCAGGCCAAGCTCCCCCGCCAGCCGTGTAGCAAGGCCACGCTCGGCATAGATGCGGCGCATAACCCGGTCGCGCTGTTGCTCAGCAATCATCTCTAAACCCTGTTGCATCAATCCAAAATAATCCAATCAAAATAAAAAACAAGACGGCATTGCAAAACTAAAAAACCAAGCCTACCTTGTTTGTTAAGCCGGGAATGGTCCCGGTCGGGTCGAAACGGAGGGCATCCAAGGATGACCGACACCACCAGCGACGGGATGATTCACGTCCCGTCTACTACGGCTGACTTGCAGCCGCCGCGTCCCGCCAACCTCACGGTTGAAACCGCAAACTTCTTGCGGGCTCACTGGAACGAGGTTGTTGGGTTCTTCAAGGCGATCTCGGGCGAAAACCCGTCGATCCACGGCAGCATCACGTTCGATGAAGCCGCCTGCATCTTCAAGATTCAGGAGATGGCCCGCGAGAACGGCTACGCGCTGCTTGGCGAAGTTCAGGCGAGCAAGCTGCGCCGCGTCGTGCGCTCTGCCTACAAGCAGACCACAAAGCAGTCGTTCAAGACGCTTGAAGCGCAGAACCGTAACCTGAAGCGCATCGCCGCACGCCCGCGCATCGCGGGCTGAAGGTTACTACGGCGGGGGCGCAATCCCCCGCCGCCCTATCTCCTCCCACAAAAATCGAAAGGGGCACCGGCATGTCAGCCGCAGAAGACAAAGTGATCCACAATCAATTCCCATCAATCGAGCAGCGCGCCGCGAAAGCAATGACCGACTACAAGGTTGGCATCGCAGACGAGGTTGCCGGAAAAGGCCGTGCAATCCGCGCTATCGTGGAATATGGCAGGGCGCTGCAGGAAGGCCGTAACAGGGATCGCAGCAACCGAAGGTTTGGCCAGTGGGTCACCGACAACGGGCTCGATGTCGGCAAGCCGTGGGACGACCGGCGCGAACGAACAGCAGCGATGGAGATCGCTAAGATTCCCGTTGACGGTACGCTACCGTCAACGACCTTCGACGCCTGCCCATACACGACGCCAACCAATGTAATGAAATGGTATCGAAAAACGCTTGCGCCGAAGACCGATGAGGAACCGAAGCGCAAGAGCGCTGCCGACAAGGCGCAGAGTAAGGGTGGCGACGATCTAGACGACCGCGCCGAATTCTTCGACTTGAAGCCACACTACAAGCAGGCTGAGATCGAGGAGCTGCTTGATAAGAAGACACCGAAGAAAAAAATCGAAGAGATCACCGGCCTTAGCGACCGCCAGGTCCGTCACATCACGGAACGTGTCCGCGTCGAGCGCGCGGCTGTGGCGCGGGCATTATCCAGCGGGGCGCTGACCAAAGCTGAAGCTGACCTGTCGGAAAAATCAAAACTCACGCTGGCCGATGCCATCCGCATCCACAAAGCGAAGCTCGATAAGGCTTTCGAGCAACTCGTCAGCGACGAGGTGAAGAAGCGGATCGCTGCGGCAAACGACGCAGTTCGTGAGCGACTGAAGAAGGCCGATCAGGCAATCCTTCAGTTTGAGCGCGACCGTGGCAAGCGCGGCGTGTTCAGCAAACGCCAGTTCAAGCAACTGCAGATTTGCTGCCACCCGGATGCTTCCGCGAGCAAGGAGACGCGCGCTGAGTTGCTGCAAATTCTGGTCAAGTACGAAACCTATCTCGTTAACCCGGAGCTAAAACAATGACCGGCATCACAAACCTTGAAGAGGAGCGTAGGCGACGAGCGTTGGCCGCCGCCGAAAGAGAAAGCGCGGCAGAGGACGAGCAGTTTGAAACGACCGTCGATCAAATCATTGACACGATGGTGTCGTCGCCTCTCTCGTTGGGCGAGATGCTTACGGCCGCATGCGTTGCGATGATCGATCTGCTTGAGATCAACGGCCACAGCCGCGCAGACGCGATCAAGACTGTAGCCGAGAAGATCGGTCTGTTTCGGGCGCGAAAGATGAAGCCATGATCCTGCGCAAAAAGCCATATAGCGATGAGCGGGAGTATGAGGACTATCTCCACGACAGGGAGAACTGCGAAGGCCCGCTTCCATTGATGCGCTGGAGCAACGTCAGGCGCAATATGTTGCCGAGCAGCAAGTTTGTGACCTTTCATACCCAGCTTGGACGAGAAGGCGGTCGCCGCTTTTCAAACGTTCGCATCGATGTCGAGTGGAATGATATCGTTCAATGCATCGAGAAGTTTGCAGAGTGCGGAAATGAGCAGGCCGTCCAATTAAAGACGAAGCTGTGAACCATGGCACCCGTCCCCACCACCAGCCGCATCTTCGCGGACCGCTACCGGCGCGAGGCGACCCGCCTGGAGAAGCTGCACGCCAACAACCTCGCGCCAGGCACGACAACCTGGGGCACGGCAATGCAGGCGATGGAGGACCGGGTCGGCAGACTGCCCGGCCCGATCAAGCGAACGACAGCCATCCGCAACGCCGCGATCTATCTGCGGGAGAACCAGAAGGACAGCATGCACTTCATGCTGGGTCTCTACACCCGCAAGCGTTCGTCAGCCATGAGCTTCGGCACCATCAACTTCGGCACCCATCCGCTGGCTGGCGTCAGCGAGGACGGTGTCAGCGTGATGCGCCACACCATGCTGTGCCGCCGGGACGGGGGCGGCGGCTCCAAGGTCAACCAGAGCATCGGCTACATCTCGCGCCACGCGGTGCAGCGGCTGCACGAACGCGGCCGGGAGCTGACCATCGAGACCGCGACCAAGATGTTCACCGCCATCGGCATGCTGGGCTTCATGCTCAGCTACGACACCAGGCACATTGACGGCGGAATGTGCCTGCGCCTGAACGACGACATGCTGGCGGTCGGCGTCGTCCGCTTTGCTGTCGGCACCAGTTGCGACATCAACGACTCCTGCACGTTCTTCGAGGTGCGGACGTTCCTGTCGCTGGACGAGTTGGACAGCCGTCCCACTCAACGCAGGCAGGGCGAGGCCGCCTTCAACGCAGTGTGCGAATGGGTCAAGGGCGACCGGGATGTCGAAAGCAGCAAGGCCCTGTCGGAGAAAATCCCGACGCTGGAGTGGCGCGAGCATGATTTCATCCAGCAAACGGCGGTGAAGATTTCCAGGGAGAGCGCGCATGGGTGATCTATTTGACTATGCGAAGGCTAAAGAAGGACGCGACGCCGGTATGGGGCTGGTCGAGGAACACAATAAGGACTTCGCGTACCAGTTCCTCCACGCGGTCATCGCCCTCCCGGTCGGCTGGGTCGGCACCTGTGAAGACATTCGCCGCGTTTGGACCGGCATCGTGCCAAAGCATCACAATGCGTGGGGGTCGTGCTGGGGTGCCGCCAAGCGACGCGGCCTTTTAATCGAACTGCCCGACAAAGTTCCGATGACAGCCGTGAAGAGCCACGCCAGAAAAACCCATCTGCACAGGCGCGTTTGAAATGACCACCGTCCTCGCCGTCTACAATGCCAAGGGCTGTGTCGGTCGCTGCGACGCGAACTGTTACAACGCCAAGCACGCCAAGTGTACTTGCATTTGCGGCGGAGAAAATCACAGCAAGGGTTTCGAGTGTGCAGAAGTCAACAACGTCAGATCAGTCGGACTAACCCCGGCCGCCCTGCTCGCATACGCGGCGGCGACCAATCGCGACGCGCGCGAGCTGACCGTGATCGACCGGCTCCATATCCGCAACGCCAGGCACGCCCGCAAGCGCGCCCGCGACAAGCTAATGCAGCCTGACCTGTTCGATGAGAGGATCGCGACATGACGGGTTACTCCATCATCCGGTGGCTGAGCGAGCAACCGCTCGACTGGCCAGAGGCGCACCTGAACCTGATCGACGCGCTGCGCGAATACATCCGCGCCGAAGAAGCCCTCGCCAACGACTTGCTCGATGAGGGTTCGATCACGCGCGAGCAATACAACGAGGGAATGATTTCAGTAGTGCCGATGCGGATGATGCTCGCGGACCTGGAGCGGCATGAGATCGATCCAACGCTGGGAGGATTCAAGGATGGCCGGTAGACGAAGAGAAGGACTCCACCATATCGATGCGGAAGTCGGTCGGCGCATCCGCGCTGCACGGCTCGACCAGGGAATGAGCCAGACTGCGCTGGGCCAAATCCTGAACGTCAGCTTCCAACAGATTCAAAAGTACGAAATGGGCGCAAACTCCGTCGCCCTCTGCCGCCTGCCCAGCCTATGCAAGGCGCTCAAAATGGAGGTTGCCGATCTGGTCAACGGCATAGACCGGGCTAAGCCGTTGAAAGGACCGGCAAAATAGCCGACAAAATAAATCGCTACGTCCTGTTGACATATAGGCTCAATGGGCCTATCTACGTCCTGTAACAAGGAGACAGGACATGGCCCGCTTCGACGTTCACCGCCCCTCAGTCATCGATCCCAGCGACTACGAATACGTGTCGATGGAGTGCATCAAGATCGAGAGCCTGGGCGACTGCCTCTTCATCCAGGCGCAGCGCGAGCGGCTCAGAGAACATATGGCCATGACCGGCGGCACCTACAGCGGCCACGATCACGGGGGAAATTGTGGAGTCTGTGGCAACGCCAACGCGATCTACACCTCCCAGTTCTATCACAAGAAAACCAACAGCTACGTCCGGGTCGGCAGCGAGTGCGCCGAAAAGCTGGGCTGCTACGAGATGGAATCCTTCAAGAGCAAGTGCGCCAACTGGCTCGACGCCAAGGCCGGAAAGAACAAGGCCAAGGCCAAGTTGGAGGCCGCCGGAATCGGCGGGGCCTGGGCAGTCTTCGAGAAGAAGGAGGCCGCGACCAACGAGGAAGCCACGGTCCAGGACATTGTCGGCAAGCTGGTCAAGTACGGCTCGATCTCCGACAAACAGGAGAGCTACTTGGCCAAGCTGATGGACCGGATCGGCCGGGCTGGCGAGATCGCCGCCCAGCGCGCGGCAGAAACGGCAGCGGCAGCTCCGGTGCCGGTGGTCGAGGGCCGGATGAAGGTCGAGGGCGAAGTCCTCACGGTCAAGGAGGTCCAGGGCTTCTACGGCAAGCAGACCAAGATGCTGGTGAGACACGCCAGCGGCTGGAAGGTCTGGTCAACGGTCCCCGCCAACATCGTGGACGCTGGCATCGCCAGGGGCGACAGGGTCGAGTTCGTCGCAGCGATCAAAGTCTCAGACGACGATCCCAAGTTTGGGTTCGCCTCTCGGCCCGCTCAAGGCAAGGTGTTCAAAAAGGAAGAGGAGCAAGCAGCATGATGATCTCAAGCGCAGCGGAGCGAGACGCAATCGGATATGCGCTCCGTCGAGCGCGGCGTGAGCGCTGTCCCGTTCTGGTCTACGTCCGCAACGGCGTCGTGTACGCGCGGGCGGAGTACGAGCCAGCGCCGGAAGGCGCGGTGGTGATCTTCAACACGGCAGAGGAGAATGCAAATGGCTAAGCAGAAATATCGCGAGCTGGAGGCCGACGAGCTGGAGGCGCTCAAGGTATTCGCGGCCGAGAACGGCAAGAAGTGGAAGGACGTGCTGGCGTTCAAGTATTGGTACAACGCCCGCGTCTACCGCGCCAATGACGGCAAGGAGCGCCCGGCCCTGCACCGCCTGCGCAACGACCTGGGTCCGTCCTGGCTCGCTCAGTTCAAGCTGGTGGCGTGATGGACGAGCCAACAACCTGGTCCGAAGAGAAGCTCGCCAAGTCCGACGAGCTGAAGCAGAAGCTGATCGAGCTGGCCGGTAAAGACCCGATCTTCATGCAGCAACTGATCGAGGCCATGATGGTCTGGTTCGCCTTCAGCGCAGCGCGCCAGAGCGAGCTGGATGCCTGCTTCATCCTCGACAGCATGGCGAAGCACGCGAAGCAATTCATGCTCGGCCCCAACCTGGTTGCTGAAGGAAAGCGACAGAACAAATGAAAGCCGCGCCTACACTCTGCGATGACCTCTACCGGGCGAGCTACAGCAAGGATCGCGTGCCCGGCTGGACCGACAACGCGAAGTGGCGCGATGCTCTGCGCCGGGCAAAAAAGTTCGTCCTGGACGACGAGATGAGTACCTTCCTGGGTGAGCTGGGCACCGCCGCCTTCACGCGGGACAAGCTGTCCCTGGTGGCGCGGACCAAGACCATCGAGCATCTGCGCATGGGCGCGCGACTGCCCGGCGAGATCGTCTGGGTCGAGTACAATCTCCAGAAGTCGATGACGCGCAGCAACGAGCTGCTCGGCCGCCCGTTCGATCCGTCGCAGACGCCAGAGAAAGAGGGCTGGCTCCTGATGCGGCATCCGCACCTGGAGACGGCGTTCATCTCGCACATCGTCACGCGAGACGTGGGCACGGACCACGGCGACGGATTCGATACCTGGACGTTCCCGGTCGCGCTCGCCTGGACTGCCGACATGGACACGGTGATCCCGTGGCGGCCGATTCCGCTCACCGGAGCATCCGCCGCGCCGTCCGAAGTCTGCACCGGCCTGATCGGCTACAAAACGGACCGCGCCGCAATCGTCTTCAGCGACATGATCCGCACGCCGGATGCCCCGGCGGCCCTGGCCAATCTGCTCCGCGAATGGGTCGGGGTGCAAAGGAGAATGTGGGCGTTCTTCGCCTGCATCAACGACCTCCCCGTCCTGGTGACGGAGGTTAAGGCGTCGCGCGGCTTCATGGGCGCGCGGAACTACCGCAAGTTTTTAGACCATAAGACCGTCACCCTGACCGTGCCGCAGAAGCTGTACCGCAAGACCATCCGCGACGCCCTGGCGATAGCGCACCGACGCGGCGGCCCGGTTCGGGGGCACTGGCGGCAAGACTGGCGCAATCCGCTGTCCCCGCTGTGCGATCACGACTTTGGAGCCGACGAGGCGCATATGTTCTGCAACCACTGCAAGGGCAAGAAAATCTGGATTCGGGACTTCATCCGGGGCGACACGTCGCGCGGGTTTGTCACGACGGACTTTCGGGTAACCCACCCTGTGGACAACGATACGACCACTTGACATATAGGGTCAGGCGTCCTAAATACTGGACATACAGCAAGGAGGAGAAAAGATGGTGATGAAGTTAGGAAGCGGCACCGGGAGCCTGGTGAACCATGTACTGAGCCGGATGACCAAGGACCAGCCTGAGCCGCAACTGGGCGACGGCGCGACCTTGCTCCACTGGTCGGACCGCGAACCGGCGACCGTGATCCACGTCCAGGCGACCAAGCTGGGACTGGTGGTGGCGGTACGGGAAGATCACGCCCGGCGCACCGACGACCGGGGCTTCTGCGAATCGCAGGACTACGAGTACACCCCCAACCCGAATGGCCGCATCCACTACTTCCGCCTGGAGCCCGGCAAGGGCTGGCGCGAGATCACCCCAGGCAAGCGCCTCAACACCTACAAGCTGACCGGCAGCGGTCAGGGCCTCCGGATCGGCGAGCGCGAGAAGTACCATGATTTCTCGTTCTGACCGCAGGACTGAGGTCCAGAAGCTCCGAGAGCGCGCCAAGTTCGGCGGGTGCCGGTGGTTTCTCAAGTGCGACAACCCGGCGACAACGACCCGGCCGCACCCGGTACTAGGCGACGTGCCGATCTGCCAGCGGTGTGCCGACAAGATGACTGCAATCGAAAACGCAACCAAGGAAAGGAATGAGAAATGACTGACATCACCTCGCTAGACTTACAGGCCGCATTTCTTGATCAAGAAGTCGCTGGCATGGCCAGGGGCAGAGCCTACTGCTTCGTCGCGGTGGTCGGCTATCCCAAGGGATGGAAACTGGGCGTCGCCTTCGCCAACGAGCAGGGCTACATCGCCACGACCAAGGATTTCAAGACCGAAGCGGAAGCGCGCGACTACGCCGAGCGGATGAACCAGCACATCGGACGTTCCGATGACGAATGCATGCGGATCGTGATCTCGACCATGGGCGGCCAGCGCTACCGCCGGGTGGCGTAATGGCAACCTGGACATTCGAGCTGGTCTGCCCGCGCTGCGGCAAGGAGAGCCAAAGCGTAAGCGAGAACAACGATCCGCCGCCGACAGTCAATTGCGGCGACTGCCTGATGGAGGCGGTCGAGATCGTGGAATTCGAGATCGTCCGCGCAACCGTAGACGCACAAGGAAAACTCTGATGACACCGCGCCAATACCATGAAGCGCTGAAGGAGCTGGGCCTAACCGTCGCCAGCCAGCGAACCGCGAAGCTTCTAGGCGTCAACATCCGGCAGAGCCAACGCTATGCCAGCGGTGATGCGGAAGTCCCGGAGGCTGTCGAGCGGCTCCTGCAGATGTATGCCCTGCACGGCACCAACGAGACCAGGAAGGTGGTGAAGTGCGGCGAAGAGGAAATCGAGCTAATCCATATCGAGGACAACCTGTGGGACGCCAATTTCCCCTGGGGGACAGAGCGCGTCGTCAGCGATAGCAGCGAGCTAACCTCAACTGTTCGCGCCCGATTCAAGAAAAAGACGGCGGCGCTCGATGCCGAATAAACCGGACCTCCAGGCGCTGATCAGGAGCGCGTCGAAGAATGTGGAGATCATCTTCCGCAAGACCGGCGAGCTGCTCCCGATGTATCACGCGGTCACCAGCTACGGGCAGACGATGATCGTCCCGCAGCCCGATCCCAACAAGGACGTGTCGGTGGCGCTGATCAAGATGCTCTTCGCGGAGGAAGACGTTGCCTACTATTGCTTCATCGCCGAAGCCTGGATGCTTGCCGCCGTCAAAAATGTGCCTGCGGTGGACATCGAAAAGGTCGCGCGCCAGGGCCTGGAGTATCACCCTGACCGGCGCGAGATCATCGCCTTCTCGGCCGAGAGCCGCGACGGCCAAGCGCAGACTGCCAGGCGCTTCATCCTGCGCCCGGAGATGGGCAAGCCAACGCTGTCGCCGCTGATCATGGACAACATGGAAGGGCGCACATCGGAAGGCCGGATGGTCGGACTGCTCACAAAGGAGAAACCGTGATGAAGTGGATTGTTGCAACTGCATTGGTTCTCACTGCCTCCGCCGCATCGGCACAGGAGAATCGCGCCCGCTACTACTACGACGGCGAGCGGCACATTGGCCCGGCGCTATCCGGCACCATGTACGACGCGGCCGGTCGCAATGTCGGAAAGACCCGCACCCACAGCGACGGCTCGACAACGATCTACGGCAACGATGGCCGCGTCATGGGGCGCAGCTCGACCGACAGCCAGGGCACGACGATCTTCTACGACGCGGCCGGGCGCAAGACAGGCACCGCTGTCCCGAATGGTGCCCGGTGATGCCGCTGGATGAGGAATACATCGAGCGCCTGCAACGCGATCTGATCGCGCGCGGCAAGCTGATCGAGGCCGGGTGGGCTCGCATGCGCGCAATTGGCATCCCGCTCAGTGCGCCGCAGGCCCAGGTGGAATCAATGCGGACCGCGTTCTTCATGGGCGCGCACTATCTCTATCAAGTGCTTGAAGACCCAACAGAAGACGACGAGGGCCAGGTTCGGCTCATCGTCCAGGAGCTGGAGGCGTTCATAACGGAATTCTCGCTCCGTTATGTTCCATCAGACGGCACCGCATGAACTATCGGAAGCGCCAACAGCTTGATGATGCAACCGGATTGGTCATCTTCGACTTTATCTTCACTATCATCTTCGTCCTGCTTATCATCGCCGCTGTTATTTTCTACGCGACCCTGTAAGGTCATCGACGGTAGGACAACCTGTCCTACTATCGATGAACTTTCGTTCATCAGCCAGATGCATCTGGCTCAACAGGAGTACTTCCAATGTCGCTTAAGCATTTGTTAGGAGGGCTGGCCGTACTGGCCGCCACGACACTTCCCGCCAAGGCCGTCCTTCTTGGGAACGATGCCCAAGATTGGAACTTGGCAGGAGCGGCAACCCTGCAACTCACCAACGCAGTGCCGACAGGGCAGCAGACGAGCAACATCCCCTGCATCATCTGCGGTGCCCATCAGCCCCAACAGCCGAATTTGCTGGGATATAACTGGTTCGGCAACACCGGCAACGCTAACACGGTCAGCTTTTTCTCGACCGCTGCAGTACCAACTGGTCCGGGTGGACTTGCTCAGGATACACTCGGGACCGGCTACTCACTTCTGCCCGGCAGTCCGTTGTTGACGGCGTTGCAGGGCAACCTGTCGTTCACCATCGGCGTCGATGTGAACGATACCAACACGCCGCAGACGTTGGAGTCATTCTGGATTTTGAACCTGACTGACCACACCGTTTTGGCCGTGTTCTCGCCAAATCCTCTCGACGGTCAGCTACTGATCGCCGCGAACAACGGAACGGGTTTCCCCGATATGACTCTTAGCTTGTTGGGTGGCTCGCTGATCAATCTGTCGAACGTCGATCCGAATGATACGATCCTGTTCTTCGCAAGGATCACGGGCGCGAACGACGGGCCGGACTCCTTTTTTATAGTCCCGCAAGTGCAGGCCGTTCCGCTTGGACCGGCCGCCTGGTACTTCGGTGCCGGGTTGTTCGGACTTCTCGCACTCCAAAGGCGGCGTAAGCGCAAGCTGCTTGAACAGCAAGGCGCAGTCGCAGCGTAGTAAGGAAGCTGGGCGGCGGACCATCCCCCTGGCACCCGCCGCCCGGTTTTATCAGGTGATAGATGGACTTGGACAAAGTTGAGCGAGAACTACAGGCAATCGTGCGCAAAGATCAGTGGGACAAATGGTACGACAGCCTCCCTGCTGACTTGCGCGCGAAATTGTCACTCCACGACTTCAAGCGTCTCGGGGACTGTTTCAAGACTGCGTTTCGCGTTGATGGCTAAACAAGGAGACTGACGTGACATCTATCGCCGCAATCGTGCTGGCTACGTTGCTCATCATCCCCGCATCGGCACAACAGTTGGGGGATCAGTGGAAGCACTCAAACAACAAGACCATTTACTTCAAAGATAAAATCACTGGCGATCATATCGGCTCCGGGTTCGTCGCCGGAAATCGCATCTACATGCGCGACCGTCACAACAAGCACTATGCGACGGTCATCAAGGAATCAGACGGCACAACGAAGTGGTTCGATCCCAGCGGCCAACCGCTCGACCCGAAGACGACGATGTTTCCGGTCCAATGAGCGACATGACTCTGCGCGCGTTTCACAACGGGTTGCGCCTCCTGACCAGCCTCGACCGGCACGAACTGATCGATGGCGGCGTGATCCAGGAGGACGACGAGAAAGAGTGGGCGATCTTCCGTGAGAACCCGCACAAGTGGATGATCCTGGCGGACGACGATGAAGTCGCCGCATTGTGGGGCGTGATGAAGAAGAGAGGCGCGTGATGCGTCTCGTCCTGGTGATCGCGCTGCTCCTGTCCGGTTGCTCCAGGCACTACGAGCGGACCGATCCAATCCCGCAGTTATGCAAGGATTTGGGCAAGGGCGACTGCCGATAGCGGCGCGGCTCGCCCTATGTTTTCCGTGTCAAGCATTTTTTAAAATTCAAAATAATCATTATGCGTCAATGGGCCATGTACGTCGTTTGGACGTATAGTCCAACTTCAGCAAAAGCCATTTGCTATAATGCCTTTGTCAGTTGGGATGAGCCCACCTGGCAGGCTGTTTGAAATTGTAAACCAGAAAGGAAGTAACCAATGGCTCACAAGCCAGTGGACGGCCCGGTCTATCTCGACTTCAAGGGATGGTTCTGGGTCGAGTGGATCGGCCAACGGTCGATCTATCACGGACCTTACCGCACGGAGGCTGACGCGAGAGCCAAGCACCAGGCGGTGAAGTCATGAAGCACGTTGCGGACGACGGCGGTCGAAAGGCCGCCGGGTTCAAGGGCACGACCGGCGACTGCGTGGCTCGCTCCATCGCAATCGCCGCGCAGCGATCCTACAGCGAAGTCTATGACGAGCTGGCAGCGATCAACGCGCGCATGCCCAAGAGCAAGCGCCGCCGGAAGAAAGGTGCCGTAGGCAAGAAGACTGCCGCCCACGGCATCTACACCAGGAGCAAGCTGTTCAAGGACTACATGATCGGCTTGGGGTTCGCCTGGACGGCGACGATGCAGATCGGCAGCGGATGCAAGGTGCATCTGAAGGCCGACGAGCTGCCGCCTGGACGGATCATCGTCGCGCTCAGCAAGCACTACGCTGCCGTGATCGACGGTGAGCTGCACGACACCTACGACTGTTCACGCGGCGAGACCCGCTGCGTGTACGGCTACTGGAAACAAAAAAAGGCCCCGGACGCGAATCCGGAGCCGATGTAAGGGGTCGTCAAGCCTCAAGCCTAACTCAGCCCCGCACCCAGTTGCAAGGTGCGGGGCCTTCTCATGACCGCCGCCTGATTGGGGTCAGCACGGCCTAGCCATGATGCCTATCGCGGCGGGTTGGTCGGGTTGGGGTTCGGGTTCGGATTGGGGTTCGGGCTTGGATTCGGGTTCGGGTTGCCCGGATCGCCAGGCCTTTGCGCATTGCCCATGGGCTTCGTCCTGTTCTGGTTGTGGGGTGACCAGGACAAACTCCCCAGCCAGACACCCGTTCCCAGGCCAGCGCCGCCCCATGGTGCGCTGCAGCGGACCCCTGGCTAGGGTCATACCGGCCTACCCAGAAAAACGCGCCAGCGGCCCTCTCCCAGGCCCCAACTATTTTCAATAAATCGGCATACGTCCTATTGACGTATAGGCTGTTATGCCCTATCTCTCTGGTGTCAGGAGAGAGGAGAAGGGAAATGGCCCGCTACGAAGAAATCCGCGCTGAGCTGGGACGGCTCTACGTTCTCGCGCTCGCCGCCGCCGGGTATGAGGCCCGGATCGCCAGACTGGAGGCGGAGGCCGCAGTCATTCTTCACCTGGAGGGAATTTGAGATGCACAAGAAGATCATGGCCGCCCACAGCGCCGGTTGGTTTGACGGTGCGGGTGGCAAGCCGATGGCCGCCAGCAAAGTCCCAGGATTCGCTGCCTGCGTCGCCGCCTACACGGCGGGCTGGGCCAAGGGCTGGCTCGATATGGCCAAGTACAAGGCCTTCACCGCGACGCTCGCCCCGAAGGGAGCCTGACGTGAGAGCCCTCGAAAAAATCCTCGCCAGCGATCTGCCGGTCGCGCGCAAGATTTCAAAGCTGCAAATCCTGGCGCTCCGCGCCTTTCCAAGCAGCCCGTTCCAGAAGGCAGTGATCGCCGCCTACCAGGAGCTGGAAAGGTCAAACGTGCCGGGTCGGTCGGAGGGAGGCTCAGTTTACCGCCCGGCACGCTGACGGCAGAGGAAGAGGAGACTACCCCTGCAATGAAATATTTCGTGATCGTAGGCCCCATTGCCCTATACGTCCCCAGGACGTATATCTCTGGTGTCAGGAAAGAGGAGAGAGAAATGGCGAAGAAGGAAAAAGGCTGGACCGTCTATCACGCCGGTTCGACTATGTGGGTCAAGGACTACGCGGTGAAGTCTGCCGCCGAGAAGTACGCGGCCAAGATGGGCGCGGGGTACGCGGTCACGGACGCGGTCACCTACGCCTTCAAGGTCGTCCACATGGTCGAGAAGACCAACATGATGTCCGGAGGCAAGTACATGGAGGCCTCCAACACCCCTGGCTACATGAGCCCCGCCTCCGAAGCCTACTGGAGCATGTGATGGCAAAGAAGGAAAAAATCGACGCGGTCGCGCTGGAGAGCGCGGCCATCGCGGCCGGTGTCTCGGAGGAGTGGCTGGGCATGTGGCGTCGCGGCGGACTGAGCAACGAGGCTCTCGCCACTCTGACATACGGCAGCAAGGCAATCCAAGCTGCCATCGATCTCAGCCACGTCAGGAGCAAGTGATGGATACCTACCAGGAGAAAGTGAACCGCTGGCGGATCATCCGCCACGAAGAGCTGCCCGAAGAACACAAGGCCGCGTACCGGCTGGAAGGGATCGATCCGGACGACAACTGGTCGCTGATCTGGTCGTTCGAAACCGAAGAGGCCGCGATCAAGTGCCTCGCCGACTGCAACGAGACAAAGGCGAAGTGGCAGACCTACCGCCTGGTCGATGGTGGCAAGGCGGAATTCATCGAAAGGGGAATCTGGTGAGATCGAAGCTCTACGCCACCTACGGCTTCTACAAAGTCTGGCAGCGCCCGCTCAACAAGGGCAAGGGCTTCCGCTTCGAGGTCCGCAAAGGCAACAGCGTCCTCGGAAGTTTCATGAGCCTGCTCACCGCGATGGAGGACGCAAAGGCCCGCATGAACGCCTTCTGGGACGAGCAGGCCCGCGTCTACAACGAGCTGAAAGCGAAGGGAGAACTCTAGCCCACTGGCGGCTTTTTCACGGGGGTGCCAGGAGCGGGGACGGGAGCGTCGGGGAAGGCTAGAGCGAGGGGAGCGGCGGGAATAGCGGTGGGGATGCCGCGCTTGGCGGATTCATCGGTACTGCTCTCTTTCACGGTCGTGCAATTCCAGCCGTGTATCCTGCACCATGCGCCCATCGGCGGAGCCGTGAGGTCGTTGCCAGCGTAGTCGGGATGGGGCCGCGCTTCATATTCGCACGGCGGCAGATTCAGCGTATGACCCACGTCCCGCTTGTCTTCGTCCTCTTCGGTCCTGGGCTTGGCCACCTTCCTGGTGGACGGCCGGGCGAATTGTCTAGGGTCCATGTCCCTCTCCTTTTGATGCAGCGGCAATCTTTGCCAGCCCGTCCTCGACAGCTTGCTCGATTTTACCGATAGGACAAAGTTGCGGCCCAAACGTCGGCGGCACGTCGAACCAGTGGTGCGTATTGCACTGGAAGCACTTCCGCGCCGAGCCACTCGCAGACATCGGATTGTTCGACACGAAGAACTCAACGATCTCGCACTTCATGGTCACCTACGTTCCGGCCGCATGATATCCGGCGTCGGCCTCAGTCTCAAATTGTAGTCTTCGTCACGTACTGATGACTCCGCTGGCCGCGACGACCCGAAAGGGAAGCGGCATGCCGAGAAGCAGCGCGACGATCATGTATAGCGCGATCAGCGCCACGATGACCATGAACACCTTCTGGATTTGATCCGGGATCGGAAAGCCGAGCCAGTTCATCAGCCAGAGGACGATCAGGCCGATCAGGACCAGGATCGCGACCGCGATTGCGATGTTGATGATGCCTAGAAGGACTGCGCCAAGCGAACCCATGGGCCTCTCCTATTATGTGACCTGAACACCGTTGACGGTGATGATAACGTCCCCCTCGACCTCTATGTCGATGCGCGGGACGACTGCGGTTACCGGCGGCGGCTCGACCTCTTCGCCGTCAAGCGTGCCGCCCAGCTCGTTCGCCAGCGCCTCGCAGATGTCATCGAAATTGTCCAGGTACAGCTCCGCATCGGTTTCGGAGTCCACGAAGCAGACCTCCAGCAATACACAGGGCATCTCTGTGTTATTCAGCACGTAGAGGTCGGTCCGTTTTTTGGGGCCGCGATCCAGGAGCGAACCGGCCTCGGCGATTGCCGCCGACAGCCGCGCCGCCAGCGAGGACTGCGTGACGTAGAGAACCTCGCAGCCCCTGGGCGCGTCGGTCTGTTCGAAGGCATTGAAGTGGACCGAAATATCCAATTCCCGCGTCGCGTCGTTATGGGCGTCGGTTATGCGTTCCAAATTCTCCGACTGGCTGACGGAGACGTTGTCATGAAACACAAAAACCTCAACGCCGCGCTTCTTCAGCTCGTCCGCCAGGCGGTCGGTGACCTTGCGGGCCTCGTCCACCTCGTCAAGGATGCCGTGCGCGCCGCGAACCTTGAGGCCGTGGCCTGACGAGATAAAAATCGATTTATAGGTCATCGTTAACCTCCACCTTCTGCGGCATCGGGTCGGGCAGCGGCACGATCACCTTGTCCGGTTTACCGTCGTAGTCCTCGTCCGCGATGTTCTGGAAGAGCAGCGCCTCGCTCGCGCGCCTGCGCACAAGCCCGGCGAGAACTTTGCCGCCGCCCTTATTCCATTTGTGGAATTCCAGCGCCGCGCCATCGAAGTTCTTCGCGTTGACCTTCTTGAGCAGGGTCGAGCCAGCCAAGGCACCGGACCCGCAATTGTATGCGAAGCTCACCAGGGCATCGAACTGCCATTGCGCCAGCTTCACCTTGACCAGGCGCTTCACGTCGGCCTCGAAGACGCGCATGTCCAGGCGAAAGGCTGCGTCGCATTGCGCCATCGACCACACCGTGCCGCTGGCGATCCGGTGACCGTTCTCACTCGTCGTGCCCCATCCGATGGTCATGACGCCAGCGGGACATTTGTACGCCGCGTAGCGATCCGGCCCGCACTTCTTCATGCAGTTTTCGAAATGCTTCACCAGATTCGCGCCAGCGCGCGACAGCGACAGACTTTCGTTTGGCATCTGGTTATCTCTGCGCCGGGGCCGGGACGATGCACTGGCTCAACAGCTTCTGCACCTCGGCCTGCATCTGCACGAACAGCTTCACATTGTCCTGGCGCTGCGAATTGAACATGGACGACTGGTAGTACAGCAACCCGATCAGCGAGAAGCTGACGACGATCAACGCCAGCACCAACGGCATGCCCTTCATCGCGTCGAGAAAACTCAACGCGGCCTGGCCTCCTGGGATGTTGCTCATGGCGGTGGCTTCCCTAGGTCGCGGGTTAAGAGGGTAACGATGCGTTCGATTGAGGTTTCATTCTTTTTGATGCTCTGCTCCAGCACCGTGATTCGGTTTTGCATTTCCTGCATTCTGGCCACCGTATATTCGGCACCGCGATGTTCCATGATGTAGACTCGCGTTTCTAAACGCACCGAATATGCGAGGATCGCTGCGGCGGCTGTACCCAGCGCGACCGCCTGCGCAATGAGGAAAATAGCCAAGGCCTGGTTCTGGTGAAACCAGCTCTTGAACTCTGTCATGCGGGCGGAGGAGCTAGCCCGTCCTCACTGTCACCCTTTTCGGGGAACGGTGGGGGTGGCACGACCGGCGGCTTTGGTGGCGCGGGGATCGGCGGCGTTGGCTCTTGTGGCTCGTTCTGCATGGTACGGCCCTCTCTGCTGATTAAACGGGGTGCGGGGTATCCAGGCACGCAACGCTGCGGCAATTTTCGCCCGCCGTTCCTCGCAGGAGCGGCAAGCCATCACGGACCGGCGACCGTCCCAATCAGGACCGCAACGTCTCCGTCTTCTATTGCAATAAGCCTGTTGCCGCCCGGCGGCAGCGTGCCGGGTTCTGGAATCAACTCGTCCAGCGCGGTCATGAACTCCGCGTCGCCGCAGCCCAGCACCAGGTTGCCGTGCAGCTCCTGCGCGTTGACTGTACTCTTGCCCTGCCGCAGCAACGATGAGGCCTGCAAGATCATGGCCGCCTCGTTAATCTCCAGTCCAAGCTGAATATTGTCGCCGGGGTATGCCGCGATTGTTGGGACGACAGCGCCGTTCTGCTCAAACGTCGTGATGCCTTGGGCAATGCCCACATAAGACGAGCCAATCAAATCATACAGCGTCTCCAGGTCGGGAGAGGTGCCGTTATATTCGGTTACGACCATGTTGCCGTGCGGCGGAACCTGGCTCAGCGTCCCGATCATGCCTTGTCCTTCAGCCGGGCCATCACCTCCGCGATGATCTCTTCTTTGAACCGCTGCTTTTCCTCTTTCTCTCTTTGTTGGTTAGCAACCACCGCCTCTTCACTCCTTTTTTTGTTCACTACCGCCTCCGCCTCAAGCCTCTCCTTCTCGACAAGCCAGGCGTCGTAATAGCTTTGGTACTCCGAGAAATCGTGGATGACCTCGTTCGGCTTGCGGGATATCGCGCCGGTTTCAGCATTGACGTTAGTCAGGAACTCGACTGAGCCGATGGTGTTGGACCACTGCACAGCGTGCTTGCCCTCGGCAACCAGGGCTGAGCAATCGATCCGACAGGCGAACCCATCGACCAGCATCGTATTGTCCCTAGCGACTATTGTGGCGCGCATCGATAAGCCTCCCCTGCTCGCTGGCCAAGTTAACAGCATCCTTCACGCCAGCGACGACACCGTTGCGGAATGTTTCTATGGCCGCGCCAGCCTGGCGGGTTTGCTGGGCGTTCTCGATCAACAGCATCGGCAACAGCGCGACCGCGCAGCGCCAGTCGTCAATCATTTCTTCGGTCTGTGGGTTCTTGCCGATGACGCGCGTCCACCATGGGCACTTATGGCAGACCGTCGAGGTATCCACCTTGTGCAACGGGCAGATCGTGCCTTCGTCAGCGTGTGGAATTCTTACCATTTAGTTTTTGCTCCGCACATTAAGGGCCTCTAGCTCTTCGACCCTTGCCTTGAGTTCTTTGACCGCGTTGACCAGCGCAAACAAGATAGGGCCGGTATCAAGCGAACGCAGATCGGTCACCTCAACGCCATTGATGAATGCCGTCGATAGTTTCACCGTCTCAGGCATTGACACTTCAGCCTCCTGCGCAATGAGGCCGATGTATTCCTTCTGATCGACGGCCGCGCCGTAGTGCATCGACGTGTCGTATGGCGCTACACCAATATCCTTCCGCATTGGCAACGGCTTGCCATCGTCACCCAGCTTCATCGGATTACTGGGATGCAGATCAGTCTCGTTGCCCTTGAATGTGAAGCGGACAGGCCGCAGCGCCGCAACAGCATCGAGGCTGTTGGTGTAGTCACCAATGACGTTCTTGATGCGTGCATCGGAGTAGGCAATGAATGGACCGCCAACTGTGGTGTAACAATAGTCCCCACGGAAATCCATGAAGTAGGAACCACCATAATTAAGACGAATGCCTGCCCATACACCGGGGATGTGTTCGCCCGAAATAGCGCACGCTACACCAGGGCTAAAGCTCGCAACTGTCACCCCATAGCCGCTGCCGTACCAACCGTCACCCTGCACACCCAGACCCTGAGTGCCGCAATAAACTACCCCTGCTGATTGGAGATAAGAGGTTCCGTAAACGGAAGGGGCCGTCAAGCTGCCCGACATCGTGTCGCCAGTCTTCGCCACCCTAGAGCTAGCGTGTGACGCACCCCACGCACTGGCGCGAGTTTCTACATAGGAAGTGTTCGCGATGTTATCGTTGCCGACTGTTGGTGGAGTCGGCACCGTCGAGTCTGATGCAAGAGCCAGCGGACCCGTCATCGTGTCGCCAGCCTTCGAAACCTTTGTATTGATATCGATTCCGATGATGACCCACTTCTCTCCGTCCCACTTATAAGAGGGAATGCCAGCAATAGGCGTCGCTGGATAGGTCTGATCGATAGTTGGCGATGCTGGAAAATCGAACGCCATCAGATATCAGTCCTTGCTCGCCAGTATGACATCAATATACGCCATGTTCATCGTAATCGCGTGGGTATGCCCCCAGTTTGCACCGGCAAATCCGGTATACGTCCCGTAAACACCAGCGCCGCCACTGTCGCCATACAGCGTGTAGCTGGCACCGGAAGCATTCGGGAGTTCGTAATAGTGCTGATGGTAAGTGAGTTCGTTGCCGTCGATGGAGTGATAGCCAACAGTGCTTTGCGCCATCACTGTCGAGAACCCATTGACGCCGCCCGCCACGCCGCCCGATCCGCTGACGACTCGCAACGCCCTGTCGTTCTGGGTGACTATCTTCGTCCAGCCGGTCGGCGCTGCCGCCATGTAGAACGGCAAGACGGTGCCCGCAGCAAAGCCGCCGGGCTTGTTGTCAACGTATTGCTTTGTCGATGCCTGCAACGCGCTCGCGGGGTCGGCGGGCAGCACCAGCGGACCCGTCATCGTGTCGCCAGCCTTTTGCACGTAGCCGGTGGAAAGGTTCACTCCTGTTGTAGCCCACTTTTCGCCGTCCCAAGTGTATTGCGGCTGACCCGCAGCCGGGGACGCCGGGTGCTTCGTGCCGATACTTGGAGAGGAAGGAAAGTCGAGCGCCATGCTACCTCAATAGGGTGCAGTCGGAGGTGTGAAGTTGGCAGTCCACCGCGCTATGCCTTTGCTGATGCGAAGCTCGTCCACCAGGCCGTGCGACCACTGCTGTCCGCCGCCAGTGAGATTCCATGCACCGAGTAGCGGTGCATGGTCGATATAAGTCGGAAGAACGCCATTTATTGCCGTGTTAATTGTTTGCTGAAGCACGCCGTCCTTAAACCCATAAAAGACGCCGTCCTTGCGGACAACGGCGCGATGCGCCCATACACTGAGCGAGTATGTACCCAGCGAAAGGTCATTCACGATATTCCATGACGCCTGGTCGCTGGAGCTATAAAAGCGAATGTATCCGGCGGCCTGACGATAGAACAGGAATGGTTGATAAGTTATTCCTGCACCGGACCGCACTATTATCGGACGGTTTTCTGCATCTGATGGCCAGTCCCACCAATCAATCGTGAAGTCGCCACCACCGAAATTCCAATCGTCGTCAGCCGGTATAGAAACGTAAAGGTTTGCAGTATTGAAATACGTCGAGGCGCTCCCGAATTTTGCGGTAGGTCCATAACCGTATGAGTTGCCGCCTGTATTCGGTTTTGCATATGGCGAACTGTCCACAAACACTGTGCCCACGGCATTGGTCGGGTTGTCGAAGTGATACAGACCAACTGTATGATAAGCGGAACGATCTGGTGGGGCCGGTCCGTAGGCGCGCGACGGGGGCGTAAAGTTGGTTGTCCAACGCGCGATGCCCTTGCTGATGCGAATCTCGTCCATGTAGCCGTGAAACCCGACTCCGGACCAATGGCCGAGTGTCAGAAGTTGGTTCGCGGGGGCCGCCAGCAATGCGGCCGATGAACTCCACGTTGCCGTCTGCACGCCGTTCTTGAAGTGATAGAACGTGCTGCCGTTGCGCACGACCGCGTAGTGAACCCATACGTTCAGATCAATCGACCCGCAGATTGGTCCGCCAGCGATATCCCACGACGATCCGTTGCTAGACATATAAGTCTGATAGCGACCATCGTTCGTGGCGTGATTTAGGAGAAACCCCTGAACGGCATTGTCGGCCTGCCTCCTGAAGGAAGCAGACGAGAGGGTCGAGCTAAGCCGGTATTCCCACCAATCGACCGTGAAGTCGCCACTGCCGAAGTCGAAGTCTGGGGTGTTCTTGACGAACATATAACTAGCGTTGCCGCCAGGGAAATATAGAGACGAGGTGCCGAATTTCTTTATCGAGGTATTGATCGACGCGCCGCACGGGGTCGCGACGCGCGGTGTCCCGCCAATCGAAGCGTCCATGAAGCGCGTGTCGTCAAAGTGCAGCAACAACTTTGTGTAGGCGTCGTTGCCAAACTCTTTTTGCCCCGCCAGCGTAACCGTAGTGCCGGGCATCATTATTTAAAGTCCGGAGAATGCGTGCAGTAAACAGTACTCGCGTTTGACGCGAGATAGGAAATTACGTCGATCCCGCTAAGCGTCAACGTCGGCTTCACGCCACCGGAAAACTTGTAGGAGCTTCCCCAGGTCGTAATCGTCCCGGCCGCGCCCGGCGAAATGATGAAGAGGCCTTTTTGTCCAGCCTTGACGTTGGTTGGATTGGCAATGGTCCGCCCGGCACCACCCATCGTCCAGGTGAAATCAAAACCCAACGAAAAATTCGGCGTGACGGTCGAGGCGCTTTCCGTCAGCGCGACAGGGGCTGCCGCGCCCCACACCGTGTCGATAGACAGATATTTACCCGGCGCGTTGTTCGCTTGATATTCCGCGACGGTCGCTATCGGCAGATTCGGATACGGCGCGGCCATCACCCACTGCGATGATGTGCCGTCGTTGTAGTAGATATAGAGCAACCCCGTGTCGCTCTCCCACCACAGCGCACCGGCTACCGGCGACACTGGTGGCGTGTCGCTGATAACGATTGATGCACCGCCGCTGGACGCTGCCCAAGAGAGCGAGCCAGCGGTTGCGCCAGCGGTTAGAACCTTGCCGTTGTTTGTCGTGCCGGTTGCAGGGACGTGCAAATTGCCGTCGCCGGTCGGGTGAACGTAATTGTTCGCGCCGGTCGCAACGCCATCGAGCTTGGTCTTGTCCGCGCCGGTCATGAACCCGGCAGCGCCCGCCGCGACCACGTTGGCGTGGGCCGTCCCGCCGGTCCCGGCATGGGACGCAGCGAGTTTCTCGCTGTCGAGTTCCTGGATCGCCGCCTGCACGTCGGTCGCGGCGATGTTGCCAACCGGCGTAGACGGCACAAGGCTTGCTGACGAAACAACGCCCGCCGGTCCCTGCGCGCCGACATCGCCCCTTGGAATCGTCAGGTTCAGGGTCTGGGCGGGCGAGGTGCCGGTGATGGTCGAGGCGGCGGCGCTGCCTGGTGCGCCGGTTGTTACTGTGCCGATGGCCAGCACGTTCGGCGGACCCGTTGCACCTGTGCTGCCGGTCGAGCCGGTGTTGCCGGTGTCGCCCTTGACGCCCTGAGTGCCCTGCAAGCCGCTTGGGATGCCAAGGTTCAGCGTCTGGTTTGGACTTGTGCCGGTAATGGTCGAGGTCGCAGCACCGCCTGGCGCGACCGTAGTGACCGTCCCGATGGCCAGCGTATTGGACGGTCCTGCCGGTCCCTGCCCGCCGGTACTGCCGGTCGGCCCTTGAATGCCTTGACTGCCGGTGTCGCCCTTGACGCCCTGAATGCCCTGCAAGCCACTGGGAATACCAAGGTTGAGGGTCTGGTTCGGGCTGGTGCCGGTGATTGTCGAGGTCGCGGCTCCACCGGGAGCAACGGTGGTGACGGTGCCGACAGCCAGCGTATTTGATGGTCCTGTCGGTCCCTGCCCGCCGGTACTGCCGGTCGGTCCCGGCTCTCCTTGCTCTCCCTGCGGCCCGGTATCGCCAGGAATGCCTTGCGGCCCCGTTGGCCCCGGCGGCCCCGGAGAGGCGGCCACCCATTGCGAACTGTTGTCGTCGCTGTAGAAGATGTACAACTGACCGCTATCGCTCTCCCACCACAGCGAACCGGAAATTGGCGAATCCGGTAGTTCGTCTGAAACCGTGATGGTCGAGCCGCCGCCGCCGCCAGCGACCCACCCGGCATCCTTCCTGCCATAGATCAGGCCATCGATTGGTGCGTCTTCAACGATGCCCTGCGGGCCTGTCGGCCCTGGCTCTCCCTGCGGCCCCCTCGGCCCCATATCGCCGGGGATGCCTTGCGGACCCGTCTCGCCTACTGCGCCTTCCGCGCCCGTCTCGCCCATCGGTCCGCGCGGACCTTGGATCGAGCCACCCAGCACGATTGTATTGGTGTGCAGCGTCGGCACGACCAGAGGCTCGACCGAGACACCTACGGTGGTTTTGAAGCGCGGCGTCGGCGGCTCAGCCGGGGTCTTAGTTGGGGCACCTACGGTGGTTTTGGAGTGCCGCGTCGGCTCGTCCGGTGGCTTGGTCGAGCCCCCAACGGTGGTCTTGCCCCTACCCCTTAACCCCTTGCGTTTTGCCATTCGCGCAAAACTTAGTTCTTACTCGCGAGAATGACATCGATGTATTGAATGCTCATCGTGATCGGGTGGGTATGACCGTAATTGTTGCCTTGGTAATCCGTGACCATTCCATAAAAGGCGGCAGCGCCACTTACGGCGGACACCGTTAAGTCGGCCCCGAAACCATTTGGGATCACATAGTTGTGGGCGTGTCTGGTCATTTCGTTGTAGTCAACGGAGTGATAGCCAACCACGCTCTGCGCCATCACCGATGAGAACGGATAGATGCCCGCAGCACTGCCACCGGCTCCGCTGACGACGCGCAGCGCCTTGTCGTTCTGCGTCGTGAGCTTGGTCCAAGCAGTCGGGGCCGATGCCTGGTAGAACAGCATGACCGTGCCAGCCGGGACCAGCGCCACTCCCGGCGTGCCTTGAATACCCTGCGGACCTTGCGGCCCGGTCGGACCAGTCGGTCCAACGGGGCCAACCGGACCCTCTACAGTCGAAGCTGCGCCAACCGGCCCAACGTCGCCAGCGACACCCAAAGTCCAATTGTCGAACTCCCCCGATCCAACCGCACGATCAAGAGAAACTTGTAGTTCCTTGACAGCGAATGTCGTGACGAGGCCTTCCATGTAATTGGCAGGCGCGTTTTTCGACACCGCGCGCACGCGGACGCCAGGCGAATAGGCGAGGTTCTCTTCGTTGAGGACCAGGGTAACGATTCCGGCCGCAGCAATCGTCGCGGTGGTACTGCTGGTCGCCAGAAAGCCCGCACCGTCCGCACCAGCGGCACCCGGTGTACCAGGCGGCCCCATCGGACCCACCAAGCCCTGAGCGCCGTCGTCACCGGCCTCGCCCTTCGGGCCGCGCGGCCCCTGGAGCGAGCTTCCAAGGGCGATGGTGTCGGTGAGCGGATTGATTTCTGTGGTCATCGCGTCGGCCCAATCGTATTGATGAAGTTGCCGCGCCAGAGGTCTTGATAAAGACCGTCAGGGGTTTTGATGATCAGGCTATGCTCGTAGGTGCCCTGGGGAATTCGTTGCAGCTCCGCGCGCAGGATGATCACCGCAAATTCCCAGAGCCCCGCCGTCTCCTGATCTTCCGGGTCGTAAATATCGATGCCGCTTTCGGTGACCAACAGCCCTGCGCTGCTGTTCAGGTCCAGAAACACCTGGTTGTCTGGCGCATTCTTGCGAATCATCATCCGCAGCGAGCATCCGGTGAAGTCGTAATAGACCGGCGGAATTGCGGTGCCTAGTTGATAGCGAAACGCCTGCGCGTAATCGGCATCGGTCCACGTTTCGATGGTCACCGTGAATGCTGTCATTTGCGTTGTGCCGCCGTGATGAAAAAGTCATCGACATCCTCGACGCCAGCATCAAGAAGGGTTTTGCTGACGCGATCATCGTTGCGGCGCAGCGATGCAGAAAACCGCCACACCGCCTCAGACTTGCGGTCCACAAACGCAAACACATCGACGCCGCGCTCAGCCAGCTCCAGGTGAGCCTGGAGCAGGCTCACCGTCTCTGGCACCCGCCTGCGCGCAACGGTTCGATCCGCCTTCTCGACCAGATCGCGGACCTCGACGCCGTAATGCAGCATCTCCTCCTTGGGATCGTAATACAGCATATGCGACATCGCGACATCGAGCGGCAACTGCCTTGAGATGTTGCTCATCTCCGTAGGCGTGACCGGCATCTGAAGCATTTGCCTCGGACGCCTGGCCAGTTGGTCTTTGACGCTTGTTATGGCCATGGCTTACAGCCCATGCCTCACGCCGTCGATAACCACTGACGCCGCGCCGCTGCCAACGAGGTGGTGAACGTCAAAGATGGCCTGATCGCCCTCATTGTAGTATCCGATACAGGATACGCAGGCAGAGTTGCCCTGGTTGCCTGAGTGCTGCGCGTTGTTTTGCGAAAAGTAACCAGCGGGGCCGGTGATACGAACACTGTAGGCGCTCTCCGATGTCACACCGCCATAACCCGGCATGTATCCGCTATCCATGCACATGGTCCACCAGCCGGTTTCGCCAGCACCGCATGTGAACACGCCGTCCTGGAAGTACGACGTTCGCATCGTGTTTCTGAGGTTCATGTAGCTTGGCGCGGCGCGGACCCAGGTGCTTTCCGGGACCGAGAAGAAGCCGCTCCAGCAAGCGAAGCCAGCCGCGTACTGCGGATAGCGCACGCTCAGCATCTGCATCTTGGAGCCGTCGAAGATCACCCAAAGGATCGCGCCGGGCCTGATATCACCGTTCTGCAAATGCGCGCCGTCTGGCCAGGTAAGGTAGTAATTGCCAACGGAGTCGATTTGCAGGGTGGTTGTGGTGGTGTTGGCATGCACCGCCATGATCAGGAACGGGTCGCCAGCAACGAGTGACGTGATCGTCGGATTGAAGGTGGCATACAAGTTGTTCGGTCCGCCGCCCGCGACCGCATAAGGAATTTTCGTCGTGTAGTTGTTGATGGTCGAGCTTACGCCGGGAGGGCCATTCCAGTTCTCGATCTGCCAGCCCGCGCCGTCGAAATTCAGGTTGAGGATTTCGCCGGTCAGGAAGTCGCCGCTCTGGCACGCCGCGCCGTTGGCGCGAATGATCGGCCACGCGCCCAGGTCATTGAGAGCTAGCGTGCTGGCACCAACGCAGTCGTATGCGACCTTGATCCGCACCACCATTCCAAAGAACAGGGCTATTGGAGAAGGGTTGAGCGTTGCCACCAGCGCGCTCGCCGTGCCGGTGTCGAGCGCCGCATGGGTGAGCCACGGGTTGCGCTGCGTCGCCTGCCAAAGTTGCTGGAGGTTGTCGTTTGTCGGCACCATCCCGGCAAACTTGACGCTGTTGACGATCTCGCGCTGGGTAAACTCGATGCTCTCTGCCGGGATGATCGAGCCCTGGATGCCAGCGGATGGATTGCCGTTGATATAAGGTCCATCCACGCTGTTGATGCCATACGGCGGATTGTACTTAATTGTTGCCTCCTATTTGATTCATGGCGTGCCCTGCATCGGCCCGCCCAGTGACAGTGCAGTGAAGTCTGGGACGATGTCGGTGTGCGCCGGTTTCCAGCGTTCAAGCAAGCAAACGATCTCGGTCGGAATGCCAAACTCAAGGTGATGATCGACGCCAACCTCGCCGCCGCCAGGTCCAGCGCGAAACCACCGCAAGCTGATCTGCCCGATGTTGACGGTCCAGACGAAGCGCATCTCTGGCGGTCCGAGATACCAGCGAAAATTGTCTTCAGGAAACGGACGGGTGTCGCCAACCCTGCTGACGCCGCTCATATACGGCGCGTACTCTCGAATGACGACATCCGGGTATCCAACCCAGTCCAACAGGTCGATAAAGAACTGCCGCGATTGGCCCCCGATCATCGTCATGATCAGGACCAACAGCTTCTGGCGCTCCGCAATCGACGTGGCCGATGGGAAGCAATCGTCGGGAAGCCCCCAGTTGCGTTCCCAGTCGGGGAGCAATTCCGTCGTCAGACGCGGATCGCTTTCCCGGTCCAGGAGATCGCAAGCCCTGCTGTCGAAAAAGCCCCAGTATTGCGCCAGCCCGTTGCAGGCCCGCTCCAGCGTCGAGCCGGGGTTCTTCGGCCACGCCTGCCCTTGCGGCAACAATGTCAGGAAAGCCTCGGCGTAGTCGTCCCCTGTTCGGCAAACGTGCCGGTCGCGCGGGAGAGGCTTGTCTGGGACTGTCATAGAAACATGAGGTTACCGAGAACTGCCATGTAGCCCGGCGCTGGCATGATGTCGTCCTCGGCGTTGACGAGATGGAAGGAGGTCACGTTCGGCGTGTTCATGATCGCTGACGACTTCCAGGCCGCGAAGATCGTCTGGCCAGGCGTCGCCAGCCGAAGCAGCATATCCTCCAGGCTCTTCTCGATTTCGGCTTGAACCGACAAGCCGCCAGGCAACAGGTTATCGACCGTGACATGGACCGGGTGCGGAATCGGTGACATGACGAAGATATCTTTCACCGCGACCGGCCGCATGATGTCGAGGTAAGCCGCAACGTCATCGATGTCCTGTTGCAGCGGGAAGCCGCTGTTGTAGGAACGCAGCTCGTCCATCATGAAGCGCACGGTGACGGTGCCGATCCCCATCTCCAGTGGATAGCACCAGGCCCGCGTGACGCCAGGCACGGCGAGCGCCCAGTTGATGTAGTCGTGCGCCGCCCCGCCCATCGGCGGCTGTCGAATGCGGTGCAAGACGCGGGCGCGGAGGTCGTCGTCGTTCTCGACATCGACGCCGCCGGTCATCTCTACGACGGTCACCGTATTATCGACGCCGGGGATGGTCTCGTTCAAATCCAGGATGTCGCCCGTGGCGCGATTGCCGAGAGCCCCGGCCGACAGCGCCCGCGCCGTTGTTTCGGTCGCCGCCAGGCTGACGGTGGTTTCCGCCGTGACCTCGTAATTCATTTCGTCGGTGCCGGTCAGCCGCGCTCCCACCGGAATAACGGTGCCCTCGGTCCCGGTGAACGCGACGACACCCTCCGCGAAGGTTGCCTGCTTGCGGCCGATGGTGCCGTCAGAATTGACCAGCCAGATCGCGCCGTGCCGATCCAGCCACTCCGTCTCTGCGGTGTCGGGCAGAAGCTGCAGCGCCAGCCAGTCGATGTATTGCAGATTGAGGTGGGCAAGCGCGCCCTGGGCGTCAGACAGGACGCGAAGCACTGAGTTTGGAACGCTGGCGTCGGCACCAGGAAGCGACGCCCGGATGTTGTCCCGGACGAGCGATCTGATTTCACGAAGGCTCGGGGTACTCCAAGGCATGTCAGGCTCTTTCGATATCGTTCCAGAGGATTTGGAATCGCATTTCTACCGGCCTGTTCGGGCCGCGATAGATCACGACAGCCGCCTCGATACGCTCGACGCTGCCGCGCCAGACCTCGACATCGAAGCTGGTCGCAATCCGGTTGTCTACAAAGGGCTGGATTGCCTCCCTGATGTACTGCTCGACACGGACGACGGTCGCGCCTTCCGGGTCTTCCGGCCCCACGATCTTGGAGCGCCTCAACAGCCACAGCTTGGTGCCTATCGGCCAGCCGTTGAACAAATCCTCCGCCTCCAGGTCGCCCCACCATCCGGCGCGGTCGGTGCTGTCCGGATCGGGCAGGATGTCGTCAGGAGACGCGAGCCGGTTCGTTCCAAGCGCGACGATGACAGCCGTCGCCAGCGCCTGGGTGTCGTCCAGCGTTCCGTCATCGAGCAGAAGCCAGTCGATGGGAATCGAGTATCTTGGAAAGGCGTCCGGGCTTTGAAGCAGACGGATATCTGGCATTATGTCGTCACCCTGATGAAGTCTTTGGCGCGGATGACTCCGCTGACATTGAGGTTGCCGGTTATGTTGAGGTCGCCAGTGATGAAGATGCCGTCCTCGGTGATCCTGATCTTGTCCTCAAGCGCCCGCTTGCGCGTGAGGAAAGCTTCCTGCTCTGCGCTGAGCGGCGGCGGCGATCTCTTGACGTACTCGGCAACATCAGCGTCGTCGCCCGGCGGCGGCATGGCCGTGCCAGCAAGCCACGTTCCATCGGTCGGCTTGTAAGCCTCCTTGGTGATGCGGAGGTTGCCGATGATATGCACGTCGCCGTCGAAGTAGTGCGCCCCGGCCTTGCGCTTGATTGCGGTGCCCTCCATCGCCAGCGTCTTGCCCGCCTTGGCTGAGATGTCCGCGTCGTGCGCCATGTCCATCTTCTTCTCGCCGAGATCGAGAAACCGCTTGCTCTCCTTCTCGGCCTTTTCATAGCGCTGCTTCTGGCCGGTCTTCTTCTGGTTTCCGCCGCTGGACGATGACGACGAACTGCCAGTGCCACCGCTGTCGCCCTCGGCATACTGGGTGGGTCCAGCCCCTTGCTGCTGTTGCTGTTGCTGCTCGACCTTGTGCAGCGCGATCCTGATCTTCTTGTTGTCCAGCCCGGTCAGGAAAGCGCCGTCCTTGTTGAAGTGGAATTGCTGTTGCTGGTGGTCGAAGAACGCCACGTCTCCAGGCTTCAGCTCCTTCAACCGAAAGCGCCGGTCGTCCATCACGGTCGCGACCGGAAACGATCTGTTGCCGCCCAGGAACGACAGGTAGGCCTCGGCGCATTGTTCTATCACGCCGCCTTTGCCCTTGGTCGCTGGCATGACGACGGAGGTGAAGCCGTAATTCTGCGGGCTTTCGATCTTCGAGCGGTTCTCGCCGCCCATGAACATTCCCTTCATCTCTTGCATCAAGGGATTGTCGCTGACCGAATCGACCAGAGCGCGAGCCCCGCCGCTGGTGTAAGCGGTGAACGCCTGTTGCAGTGGGTTTTGACGATGCATTAAGCCCCCTCTTTATGTGCTGACTGTCGGGTCGGGCGGTGGCGATCCTGGCCCTTGCTGCGGGTTTCCAAGCTGGTAGAGCTTGTCGCCCAGCATCCACGGCAGGACGCACTCAAGCACTGTAATCGTGCCGCCCCTGGTGTCCTGGGTGAAGGTCGCGGTCTGTATCTTCATGCCCATGTTCAATGGGCACATTGGCGAATAGATCATGACGTTATCGCCGGTCTGCCAAAGCGCGCCACCATCGCGCAGCCAGCCTTGCACCGTGACGTTGCAGCGGATTTGCGTGCCGTCAGCCTGCAGCGCCTCGTAGTTGGCGCGCATCTGCGCCTCGGCGGCGTTCTTTGCCGGTTGCTCCAGGACGATCTCCTTGAAGCGATACCATCCCTTGAGGGCACCCTTTGTCCTGGCCATGATCGCGTTAACCGCAGCGCCAAACCTGTTGTCGCTAACGGCATATTGCCCGTGCAGCTTGTAGAGGCTGTACATCAGTTCGTTGGAGAAGATGCACGTCATCTTCAGGATGTTCTGGCCTTCGGTCAGTTGCTGCACGACAGGCATCGAATGTTCGCCAATCAGCAGCAAGTTGCCGAGATGGTCCGATCCCAGCGTCGCGTTACGCATGCGCGCGACTTTGTCGAGGAAGTCGAACACCAGCTCGCCAGGCTGCGATTGCAGCCGCTCAAATTTGGTCAGGTCCACCTTGCCGATGACCTTGAGCATTCCGCCTGCATCGGTCACGGCCTTCATGGCCGACTGGATAACGGTCATGTTGTCGAAATTATTCTTGTTGTCCTCGCTGGGAATGCTGGACGTAGACGCCGCCCATTGCTTACCGACACCTGACAACTGCACCCCGTGTTCGGTGCCAGCGTAGCCAACTTGCCGCTGGGTGATGATTCCGGTCACCGCGAGCTGGCCGCCAAGTCTGATTTCGCACGGGTCGCCAGGTTTGAATTTCAATTCGCGATATAGAAAATTCGAATGGGTGCCTTCAGCCGCAGTGAACCGGAATGTTGGCCACCCCTCCTGCCACCGATGCTGGACGTAAACCGATTCCCAGTCCTGAAACGATACGCCGCTAACAGTAAGCTGCGCGACCTCATGCGGGTTCGGCATTTCAGAACGCCAGGGCTCGTCCCTCGCGTGGCGCGAAGGCGGGATGCACGACTTTATTCTCTGCTCTTAACTGGTCGGCCCGCCCTGCGGTGTCGTACAGCCGGTGCGACAGAACCAGGGTCGGACGCGGCTTGGCGAATCGATAGGACAGCATTTGCGGAAGCGGATGAGCCGTCTGGTACAGGTGGAATGTCACGGCAGCGTGCAGCGTGACCAGCGCTCGATACGCCACCAGCACCATCTCGTCGGCGGCAGTCTCTTCGGCCGGGTTGAATGCTGCGTTGACCTCGTCCCGCACCTTATCGACATCCTGTCGGCTGACGAACGTCATATCGACAATGTTCATCGACATATGCTGCAAAGCGAAACAGACGCAGCCGTTCTTGAGCAGTGTCGCGACCAGGGAGTACGGATTTTCCAGAAGAATGCGCTCCCGGATATGATTGAACTCGCTCAGCGTCGCCCCGGTCGCCCGCGCCAGCTCGAAGCATTCGGACAGCTTTTCACCGATAGTATTGTTGGCGATGTAGCTTTCCGCCCCCGCCTTGATGTCCCCGCAAGCACGCCGCAGAGCTGAGCCAGACATTCCCTTCTGGTCGTTCGATGTCGCGAGCAGCAAATCGGCAACAAGAGTTACAATAGCTGCGCCCTCGCTGATGTCCTGATGGATCATGCTCCGACTTGCCCCTGGCTGGCTTCGTGGGCCTTCTTCAGCTCAGACGCGATCCAGCCTTTGTTCGCCTCGTTGAGCTGACTGACCGCATAATAGACCCCAGCCTTGCTGTTGCGTTCGCCGGTCGCGGGGGCTTTGCCGTATTCGGTAAAGCTCATATCGAATGAGCAATAGCCACCCTGCCGGTTTTCCTCCGTGACACGATAGCGCGTGCAGACCGCCTCGATCAGCCCAAGCAGCGGCAACTGAAGAATGGCCGGGCCTTCTGTTTCCAGCGCCAGGATCAGCGCATCGCGCGCCGTGATGTAGTTCTTCTTCTGCAAAACACTTTCGCCCTCTCTCGGATAGACGACGATGTAGCCGCGCACGGTGAACTCGCGCTGGCGGCGGCCCATATCCTCGGCATACGGCAAGTCGCGCTTCGGGAATTCATGCGACACGATGCGACGTGCAGATTCGCGCACTGCTGTATCGACATGAAACCGCGCGTTGCGAAACTTGGCTGGCATCCACCGGCCGCGCCAGGCCTTGCCGGACTCCAGCTCCAGAATCTTGGTGGCTCTGGCGGGCCTCAACCCTTTGCCGGATGCGACGGGTTGAGAAAGCTGTTGCGGCTGCATTGCTGGAGGAAGGACTGGAGGCATGAGGGGTTACCTAGATGTTCTGATACAAATAATTGTCGGCGGTGTCGTAGGCGTTCGGCCCGCTCTGGGTGTTCTGACCGGCCTCTGATCTTTGCAGCGGCGTGTTCTGGAACAGCTTCGCGCGAGCCGATCCCTTTGGCTTGGCAGGCGCTCCAACATCCACCTTAACAGTACCGTCAGCCCTAACTGACGTTGTGTCCGAGAGAGCCTTGCGGTCGAGCGCCTCACGGTCCAGGTCGCCCGGCGTGAATGGCGCGGCTTCCGGCGGTCCCGTGGGAGCATCGCCCGGCGTAAAGACCGGAGCCTCCGGTATCCCGGCGACCTTGGATTCCTGCGCGGCCTTGCTTTGCGCGTAGCGCTTCGCGCCCTGCGGCGTGAGCTGGGTGTGAAGATGCTTGCCGGTCGCGTAGCCGACTGGATTGCGCACCTCATCTCTGAATTTGTAGTCCCGGCCCTCGACCATGCCGTGCCTCGCGAATATTTCGCGCTGCTTGGCCATCGCGGCATCGACCTGAGCCGTCGTCCTGGCCCGCGTGTCGAATGCCAGGGCCTTGGCATGGGCTGAATTCGGGTTTCTCTTTGTCAGCCTGTGATCTGGGCCGCGATAGCCGGATGTCGTCGTCATCCCGGCTTCCTGTACCTCGCCCATGATCGACTTCAGACCGGCAATCCGGTCCTTCATGCTGCCGGTGAATGGAGCCGAATCAGTTGGAGCTGAAGCTGCGCCACTAGGAGCTGGAGCCGCGCTCGGAGCCGTGCCGCCACTGCTGGGAGCTGGAGCCGCGCTCGGCGTGCCGCCGCCGCCGCTGGGAGCCGCAGTGTCGCCGCCGGTCGCCGGGGCCGCCGGTCCGCTCGGAGCTGCCGTTGTGCTGCCGCTGGAGGGTGGCTCGGACGACGGCGAAGAAGGAGCCGCAGTGCCGCCGCTGGTCGGAGCGCCGGTCGGAGCGCCGCCGGTCGGACTGCCTGCGCCGCTGCCGGTGCCTCCGCCACCAGGTGGCGAATAGCTGGCCTTCTGGACGCCGCCGCCCTGGCTTCCAGTCGAGCGATCCTCCATCCGCTCGAAGTAGTTGTTCAGCCTGTCGAGCTGGCCGGTCAGCTTCTCGGTCTGCTCGGTGTTTTGTCCGGTCTCGTCAATCAGCTCGTCGGTCGTAAAGCTGGCGGGCTGAAGCAGAGGATTCGTCTCGCCGGGCGGCGTGTAGCTTTGCGGGGTCGCGCCCGGCATGTCTGGCTGGGTCGCATCACTGCTCTTCAAGGCTCCTAGCTTGTTGAGCCCTTGAATAACCGTGATGACCTGGCCAAGCAGCGGGATACCCTTCAGCAATTCAACGAGGTTGACCCCAAGCCCAGGGAGCTGTTCATCGATGTAGGTGATGCCCCTGCCGATAGCGCCGAAGAGATCATCCGCAAGCCTCAACGCCCCAAGCAACACCGGCAATCCAGCGGAGAGGGCCGAGAACGTGATGCCCTTCAACTTGAGACTTATTTCGCCCCAGATTTCCGAAACACGTTTACCAGACGCCGCGACCTCCGCCATCTCCCTGGCCTTCTCAGGGCTAACCGGCTTCAGCTCCAGCTCCATGCCTTCGCGCGTCTGGCCGAAATCTCCCCAGAATTGATTTGCGAGAGCCGCCGCTACGCTCTTGCCCCAACCGGCTTCCAGGGCTTGCTTCTCTAGCGCTTTGCCGTACTGCGCGATCATCTGCCGCGCCTTGGCGGGCTCGACGGCGGCTAGCTGGTTTACCCAGTTGGCATCGACGCCCTGGCTGATCAGCTTCTGACGGAGCTGCGAATTATTCTTGTACAAATCGAACTGCGCGGCCTGGATGCCCTGGAAACTTCGAGTGATCAACTCGGCCGAATGCCCAAACGCCTTCGCCTGATCCTGTGCATACTTCAGCTCGGCAAAGCTCATGCCCAGCGTGCGCGCCGTCCTGCCAAGCTGGTCCATCTCCTTGGCGAACTTGAACACCGATATGCCGTAGGCGACGGCGACCAGGCCGATAGCCGCAACGCCAATGGCAAGCCTGCCAAGGCCGACAACCGCAGCCTGCGAGACGCCGGGGATATTCTTCATCGACTCGCCAAGGCGGTTAACGCCTTCGGCTGCGTCCCACAGCCCCACCGCCAGCCTGGGCAAACCAGAGAGGCCTTGCTGGGCCGCGTTCCCCATCTGGGCCAGCGAACGGCCGGTGTCAGCAGCGTTGCGCGACAGGGCGCTCAGCTCTGTGCTGATCGTTCGCAGCCTGGGTCCAGCGGTCAGTGCTGCGTTACCCAGAGCGGTCGCGCTGGCGGTAGCCTGCGTAAAGCTGGTCGTCATCTGACCGGCGGTCTGGGTCAGGTTCACCAGCTCGGTGCGAATTTTCGCGAGCCCAGTGGACGCATTGTCCACCAGGTTTACTGTCAATCTTAGTTCTTCAAACTCAGCCATCAGATTGACATCGCTTCCGGTTCAGCCACCTTCGTTGTTCTCGAAGTCTCGGTGTCCTTGAACGCACCACTGCCCTCGACCTCGACCTTAGTGCCAGTCGGCCCGGTAACCTCGGCCTTCAGCTTTCCTTTGACATCCGGCTTCTGCGAATCGGTGAGCGCGCTGCGGTCGAGTGTTGCGCGATCTGGCTCTTTCTTATTTGCAGCGACAGCGGCAGCGGCGGCGGCTGCGTCGGCGGCGGCGATCTCCTGCTCTCGCTTCTGTCTCCATGCAGCGGAGCCAGCGTAATCCAGATCGTTAAAACGCTCTTTGTTGATATTGACGCCAACCCCACCTCGCTCGTAATTCGGGTCTCCCCTGCTGCCCTGGTCGGTGTGGCTTTTAATGACGTTGCTGCCGCCAACCGCTTGATCGACCAGCTTGTTCATAGCTGCAGCGTAGGCCGGGTCTTTCATCAGCTCTAGATGCTTAGCCAGGTGCCCGTGTTTAACCGGCCCATAGAAGCTCTCGGACGGGCTTCTTCCCAGTATCATCTCCCTAAGCGTTTTCGGCGGCAGACCTCTCTTCGCACGAGACTCGTTAACCATCTCAGTCCGGTTCATCAGGCTTTCAACAACGGCTGGACCAGCTCCGGGATTTTCGGCGCTGAGAATCGCACCCACCAATTTTCTGGTTTCCGGGTCTTCCAATTGCTTCTTAAATCCAGCGCGCTTCGCAGCCAGAAACGCCGCCCCACCACCGCCGCTGGGAGTAGTCGCAACGCCCTCGACCCTAGCGGGACCGGCCTTGTCACCCGTCGCGACGTTGCCTTCCGCCGCTCGCTTCGCGCGCACCTCCGCGACCGTCGCGTCGCTCGCGTAGCGCAAGTCCATTCCTTTGACGCTGCGCGGCTTGACGCCGTACTGGTCGGCAAACCATGCGGTGTTCGTCTTCGGATCGTATGACCCCGGCACGATGGTCATGACGTGACCGCCGGTCTGGCCCTTGGGAGCGCGCCCGCTGTAGCTTGCGATCATGCTGCCGAAGGGACGGTTCGGATTGTTGATGTCCGCCGCCTTCTGCGCTTCACCCCAATCATTCCAGTTGGTGGCAACCTTGCTGTTCGCAGTCGGCGGCTTGAAGCCTGCCGACATCACGTACTTGGTGGCGACGATCCCGCAGGCCGGGCCACTCATCTTGTAGCCCTTGGTGTCGAACAGCTTCTTCAGCCCGGCGGTGTCACCCGCGCGACCCAGCCGCTCGACCTCCTTCATCGTCTCGGGATCGATGCCCTTGCCAGCCTGATCGACCATCCCCGCAGGACCACCAGGACCAGCGGGACCAGAGGAACCAACCCCATAGCCGCCCGTACTTGCGCCGCCGTAACCTCCTCCGCCGCCGTAGCCGCCGCCTGCGCTGGCACCAATGCCGCCTCCACCAGCGCCACCACCCGTGCCCTCCATGCGCTCAAAGAAAAGATTGAGCCTTTCGAGCTGACCGGTGTTCCTCTCGGTCTCGGTCGAATTGCGGTCGGTCTCCTCGCCCAGGGTGAAGCTGGCGCGCTGGAATAGCGGACGCCCTCCACCCTCATCGCCGCCGTCGTAGCTCTGTTTGCGCCAGAACGGTTGCTGGTTCGGGCGCGTGCGGTTCGGACGAGGCGCGGGTGCGGGCTCCGCGTCGCTCTTTTGACTACCGTACCGAGAGAGCCCGTCAAGCAAAGTGATTGCTGGGCCAAGGCCCGGCACCAGCTTCAGGATGTCAACGAAGTTGACCCCGATCTTTTTCAGGTGCGCATTGACCCAGCCGATGGCCTTTCCGATGCCGGTAATGATCGGATCGATAAGTCTCAGCAACCCCAGCAAAGCCGGAAGACCGGCAGAGAGAGCCGAGAATGTCATCTTCTCCAGCTTGAGACTGATCTCGCCCCAGATAATGGAAACCTCTTTGCTCTGGTCCTCGACCCTCTTGTACTCAGCCGCCTTCGCCGGATCGTCAGCCAGCTTGATCGCCAGCTCCATATCCTCGGCGTTCTGCCCGTACTCCTGATAAAACTGGTTCATCAGGGCGGCGGCATTGCTTGCGCTCGCGCCCCTTGCCAGTGCCTGCTTCTCAAGCGCCTTGCCATAGCGCGCGATCATCTCGCGAGCCCTGGTCGGATCGGCCAGCATGAGCTGATTGATCCAGCCCGCATCAACGCCCTGCGCCAGCAACTTCGCCCGGAGCTGAGAATTGTTTTTGTAGAGGTCGAACTGCGCAGCCTGGATGCCTGCGTAGCTGCGGATAACGCCCTCGGCCGTGTAGCCGAATGAGGTCGCCTGATCTTGCGCGCTCTTCAATTGGGCAAAGCTGATGCCCAGGGAGCGCGCCGTTCGGCCAAGCTCGACCATCTCTCTTGAGAACCGGAAGACCGACACGCCGTAAGCCGCAATCGCAACGCCAACAGCGGCGACGCCAAGAACAACACCGCCGATGGCGAGTACCGCAATCCGCGACGCTGGCACCAGCTCTCCCAGCGCAGAGCCCATGACTTGGACGCCCTGCGCCGCGTCATACAGGCCGACAGCCATCCGTGGCAGTCCGCCGATTCCGCGATTGACCGAAAGGGCCATCTGAGCCAGCGCCTGGCCGGTCTGGGCGGCGTGACGCTGCAGATCACGCATCGCCTGATTGGCGGTGCGAACGTGAGGTGCCGCGTTTAGCGCAGCGGTGCCAAAGTTGGTGACACCGCCAGACGCACTTCGCAGCCCTGTCGCCGCATTCGCCGCCGCTACACCCAGCCCGCCGATCTCACCGCGCAGTCTTGCAAGCCCCGCAGACGCGCTGTCTGCGAGGGTGACGGTAAGACGTAGTTCTTCAAACTCCGCCATCGTCCATCGTCGCGCGCTCGCGTTTCTTCTGATGCGCTAGTTCGATGGTGCGCTCCAGGTGGACGCGAACCTCCGATGCAGGCATCTCAAGAAAAACGACGGGCGAGATTTTGTAGAAGTCAGCGAGCCGATAGCAGTCGAGGACCGTAGTCCCTACCACGCTGTCGGGTCCGGGATAAAAAAACCGCGTAACCGATAGGCGCAGCTATTCCAGTCCCGTGGGTCCATCGCCTCGATGAACGGAGGTAGAATGCCGGATAGCGCCGACATCATCGTCGTCATCTTGCGCTCCAGGATGACAACGTCGCCGTCCTGGTTGACGTGACACGGATTGCCATAGCGGTTGATGTCGCCGCCGGTCGGCTCGCGGAACGACAGCTCATGCACCGTCTCCGCACCCTGGCGGACGCCGCGATGCAACAGCTTCACCTTGACCGGCCAAAGGTCTTTCGGCTGCTCAAGAACTTCCGGCTCTTCCGGCATCGGAGGCAGTTGATGCACGGGCTCGGGCGCGGGCGTCTCGGGGAGAGGCTCGGCGCGTTGCTTGACGAACCCCTCCCGGTTGCTTGGCTTGTTCATACCCTCTCCTCTTGTCGAACGAACTTATCGAGCGAATTGCTGGACCGGCGACACCGGGTTGTCGATGGCCATCTCCTCGCACCACAGGCCCTCCCAGCGCACGCGCACCTGGCCGTCGCGGGCGTTGGCTTCAAGCGCCGCCTTGCACGTTGCGCCAATCAGGCTGTACTGCCAACCGTTGGCGAGCTGCGCGACGACGTTGACATCCGTGGCCCCGTCGAGGTCTTCGAGGGCGAGCCCCCGCGTTGTCGAGATGTCACCCTCGATGAAAGGCACCCTCGGCAACTCTTGATAACCATGAACGCCATCCTGGCCAGCGAGCATCGTCCGCTCGACAGGCGAAGGGCTGACAGTGAAGTTGCCGCGCAGCGCCATCATCTGCGAGCCAACGTACAGGTATGCAATACCCGCGAATCTCTGTGCGATTGTAGCCTCCTATTGTTTCGGAAGTGTCAGCGTAAGAAAGCGACGCGGGGATTAACCCGCGCCACCGGCAGCAAGACGAACACCAGCTTCGCCGATGTCTCGGTCTACCCCACGGTCGTACTGGAGGCGGAACTGACTTAACACGGCAAACACACGTAATTGGTTAATCAGGTCCGGTGGATAGAGGACGTTGACGCGATTTGGGTTGTTCGGATCGCGCTCGACAATCAGGTTGTTCTTGAACGCGCGGGTGTCCTCGACCAGCCCGTTGTACTCATCCATCCGGTATTCCGCGACCAGTTCGGCCTTGAGAATGCCCGGCGTGACGATGGCCTGGCCGGGGCCGAAGCGGGTGCCGTCGTTGGCCAGCTTGTGCCTCGGGAATTTCGAGGTGATCGCCTGACGCTGATTGCGCATCAAGCGGGCGAGCGTCGCCAGCGTTGTCACCAGCTCGTAGGCGTCGTCGCCCTGGCCGTACAGGTTGAGCTGGTAGGTCGTCGTTTCCCGAAGGATCATCGGGGCACCTTCGCTGCCCATCTCCTGGGTCGCGATGCCGTAGCCTGCGAGAGTGTTCAGCTCCTGCCGGTTAAAGCGTTCGTGCAGCGGCGGGGCCAGGATGCCGGTGAGCGCCAGCGTCTGCAGCGGGCGCGCGGGATCGTTGGTCAGGCCGCGAGCGGCCTTGGCTGTGTAGGCCGCCGTCCACTCGTAGACCGGCGACGGGGCATCCAGCTCGACGCCCATGATGGAGGTCACGCCGGAATTCCTGGTTTCGCCAAACGCGATCATGCTGGCGTAGTCGCCGCGCTTGGCCGAGAAGATGTGACCATAGAGCTGGCGCATCCAGCCCCAGCGGCCACTGTCACCGAAACCGTACTCGGTTTCCCAGGCGTTCAGGCTGGTGCTGTCGGTGAACGGCAGAGCAACGTATTCGAAATTGCGTTCGCCAAGATTGGAGATCGCAGTATCGAAAACCGGCACGCTCGCGCCGCCTGACATCATGCCAAGGGTGGAATAGGCGACGGTGATACCCTTCGGAAGCTCTTCGCTGCCGATGCGGCCGTAGTGGCTGTCGCGCATATCGATGTCGTTGCCGGAAGTGCCCTTCCAATTGCACGTCAACGTGCAAACGGTCGGGCCACCCACCGATGTCACCGGCAGATCGAAGTCCTCGTTGATCGCGGCGGAGATCGCGACATGGATTTGGTTGACGGTGTCGGCCGCGCCGATGTTGACCGGCACATGGTGGCCGCCGATGTAGAGGTGGATGGTTCCCGCCTCATGGCCACCCGCGTCCGCCGTCACGGTAATCGTGCCCGTGGCTGGGGTGCCAGCGACAGGCTCCGCGACCGGAAGGCCCCAGACTTCGTGCGCGAAATTGTTGGCGAAGAACGCCTGGAACATCAGCGCCAGGTGCGAGCCCTGGCCAAACTGCTTGTTGGCCTGGGCCTGCGTGCCAATCGGAATCGGCACATTTGGCACGCCCACGCCATCGGCGGTCATGATGCCGACAAGCAGGGCGGGCTGGCGGATCGTCCAGATGCCAGCCTTGGATGGATCGACCTCCACCCAGTAGAGCGGCAATTTCCAGTTAGCGGGAATACCGGCGAAAGAGACGGGCATATTGCTCTCCTTGTGTCAGTTGAAGCTGTCCACGGATTTAATGCGGGCCTAGGCAGCGCCCGGCGGCGGGGTCTGCGGCGACTGTGCAGGCTTGTTGCCGTTCTTCTGCCCAACCTCCCGCTGCTGTTCGGCCTTCTTCGGCTTGTTCGCTTCCGCCTGCTCGCGCGGGTTCAGGCTTTCATCGACGGGCTTCGACTGGGCTGTGCCCGGCCCTTCAGTGCGGACAGAGCCATCCCTGATGCGGCGGAACGTAAAGCTGTCGTTCGGCCACTCGACGGATTGATTCAGCTCGGCCTTGAAGCGGGTGCCGCTGGAGTGCCGCATCGTTGCGCGGACGGACTCGTTCGCAGCGAAGACCTTGAGCGTCTTCGGCGGCCCTTCGATCACACGCAGGCGTTTTTCGCGTGCCTCGCGGATCGCCTTGCGCGGGTTCTCAGCGGCCTTCTCTTGAGCCTGGTCCGGGGCGTTCTCGGCCACGGATGCGGGAGCTGGATTGTTTTTGGGGTCGGCCATGGCCTTCATCCTTCTGTGCTGATGGGTCAAATTCGTAGACAGTGGTGACGCGCTGCACTTCATCCGCTGGCGGCATGGTGCCGTCCGTCGCAAGCGGCACGACCTCCTCATGTATCAAGAGGAAGTCGTCCACGATGATTGGCGTGTAGTCGGCTCGATATCGAAGCGTCTGCTCATACCGCAGCTCGCTCATCGGCGTTTCGTTGTTGAGCGGCGGATGATCCACGAACCGCCAGGAGCCGTTCCCCAATCCCTCGATCCGCACGTTGTCGGGGTTGCCGATGCCGCCCGGATAGGCGCGGGTGTCGATCATGTTCATCAGGTACTGGTCGCGCCAGAGCCGGTTCATGATCACCCAGTAGGCTTGATTGAGTTTCTCCTGGGTCGCCTCCGGGTCGTTGTTGACGATGACCACTGAGAACCCCAGCGTCAGGCTGTGAACGAACTCGATATCGCCATGGTTCGGGTCGCCGTCCGGTGCCATGTCCTCCTTGACGAGATAGAGAGCCAGAAGAGGAAGATGGTTCGTCATGGTCTGAAGCTGGCGGCTCTTGCGCACGGTGAAGCCGGAAAAGAACGGCGCGGTCACCAGCTTGTCCAACAGCATGTCGCGAATCACGTAGCCGTAGCTCTGCACCTCGGTGATGGTCATGACGGCTTCGCAGTCAGAACCTTGCGAAGAACCAGCGTCGTCTCGCCGCCGCCGTTGCTCTCGGTGTCGGTGATTTCGAACGTGCCAAGCGCCGCACCCGCATCGGTGTCGGCGGGAATGGTCACCTGGTCAAGTTGCTCGGGCATCACCGGGAATTCAGCGTCGCGGATATCGACAATGGTTTGCTGATCGGAAGTGATCGCGCCATCCATCGCCGCCACGTCAACCGGCCGCGTGTCGTAAATCCCGCGCGCGGTATACGCAGGCACGCCCGGCTGCGAGGCGCGCGGCGTGATGATGATCGCCCGCGCGAAGGTGTCGTAGTTCGGCAGGTAGACCAGCGTTGAGAAATTTATTGCCACTCGATTGCCTCCATGCACATCGTCTTCATGCGGGAGAACAGTTGCTCGACCAGGACCGGCCGCAGGATCGGCCGCTTGACGCCAGCTATGCGACGCGGGGCGTTGCGCCGGGTCGCCGTGCCCTTGCTCACGCGCGGTCCGCGCGACCGGCGCGAACGCGGATAGACCAGCGTCGTCACCGACATCCAGCCGCTCTCATCGACCTTCGGGAATTTCCGCTTCATGTCCTCGCGCTGCCAGTCGAGGAAAACGGCAGGCAACTTGTCGTCCAGCTTGTTGATGCGTTCCTGCATGTCGGCAAATTGCTTCAACAGCCCGGCGGACTCGACCTTGACCTCGAATGCCATGGCTAGACCCAGAGCCTGGTGTAGTGCCCAAGCAAATTTGCGACGGTCTCCTTGGCCTGCGAGCTGACGCTTCCGCCGCTGTTGCCACTGGAGCCGCCGCTGCTCGGGTTGTGAAACATCACGCGGCTTTCCTTGTGCGAGATCATGCGCACGCCCGTGAGCGCCGCTGACGCCTGCTCGCTCTTCGACGCGCCAACCAACAGGCTGCAGCAATGCTTCAGCGCGTAGGGAGCCTCTTGCGGCAGATCAAAGCCGCCAGTGTAGGTGACAACGACCGGCTCGTTGTGACTGGAGAAGATCGAGAGTTTCCCCGATCCTTCTTCTAACTCCCAGTCGATATTGGCGAGGCCTGCAGTAGTAACGCTTTCGATGTCGTCCTCCTTCACAGGCCAGTGCGTCAGGAAGCAGCGCCGGGTGCCTTGCTCTCGCCATGTCTCCCGCACTTTCTGGCGCGCGAACACGCGGTTCGCCATCTCAGAAACAACTGCGGAGTTAACTTCGATCAGCCACGTCAGTTGCTCGTCGCTGGCGGCGTCGTTGATGCCAAGCGCTGTCTTCGCCTCTGCCAAGGTCATCAGCTTGAAGTCGTCCGCTGGGGTTAGGACTTTGACGGTGACATCCGCCATCGCTACCTCGCCTCAATTTGGAACTGTTCAAAGAAGTCGCGCATCTGCAGCGGCGGCCCTTCCCGGCCATCCGCCAGGATCGGGATCGCGGTGAAATTGGCGCGGTCGATCTGCCACTTCTGGATCATGCCGGAAGCACCGGCCGGTCCCCGCTCGCCCTTCTCGCCAGCGAAGCCGCGCTCGCCCTTCGGACCCATCTTCCCCTGGCTTACCAGGAGCTGCCAGCCTGGGCCGGGGCACGGCCCTGGGGACGCCGTCTTGGCAATGAACGAAGAGCCATTGACAGCCACGATGTCCAACTCTTTGTAAGTTTCCGAATCGGAGAACAGCCCGCGAACGCGAGGGGAACATCCGTCCACGCCCCCGCGCGCGAGGCATACCCAATCCTTGCCGCTTTCCGGCGGTTCGGCGGTGTCCTTGGTCGCCTGGTAGGTCGCCCCGGACTTGGTGACGACGTTCCCCGCATAATGAACGCCCGGCTCCCAGACTTTGACGGACGGCAGCATGCCGACAGGGCCACGCTCGCCGCGCTCACCGGGTTGGCCGGGCTCCCCGCGCGCACCGGGCAACCCCGGCTCGCCACGCAAGCCCATTTTCCCGATTACGCCGGGCAGGCCCTGATCGCCTTTCTCGCCTTTCTCGCCACGTTCGCCCTTGATGCTTAAGCCGGGCAGGCCCTGCTCGCCGCGATCCCCCTTCTCGCCGCGCTCGCCGGGTCCGCCCTGAAGGCCCTGGTCGCCCTTGACGCTGAGCCCCGGAATGCCGGGCTCACCCCGGTCACCCTTTTCGCCCCTCTCGCCCCTCTCACCGGCCGGTCCCTTGATGCTGAGCCCCGTATCGCCTTTGATGGTCAGCCCCGGCTCGCCCCTCGGGCCGCGCTCTCCCTGCTTGCCCATGAGCCCCGGAGGCCCCGCTTCGCCCCGGTCGCCACGCTCGCCCTTGATCGACAGGCCTGGTGAACCCTGATCGCCCTGCGGTCCCCGCTCGCCCTTCTCGCCGATCAAACCCTGGAGGCCCTGCGGCCCCGCCTGCCCGTCTATTCCGGCTGGCCCTTCCGGACCTACCGGCCCTGGCTCGCCGCGCTCTCCCTGGGCACCCGGCAGCCCCTGGGGGCCGATCTCGCCAGGATTTCCAGGCGCACCGTCTGCACCGGACTTGATGGTCGCAAGCTTCTCGCCCAGCGCCCGGTCAACCTTGGCCTGCAGATCGACAACGATGGCCTTCAGCTCGGCCACGGTCGCCCGCGCCTGCGCCTCGATCAGCTCGCGCTCCTTGTCCCACTGCTTGCGGTGCTGGTGGATGACGTGAGCGAGCGCGTCGCGCAGCGCGTCAATGGTCGCTTCTGGTATGTGCATCGGCGCGGGAAAGGGCCTCGGTGAGGGAGGTGATGATTCTGAGTTCTGTGGCAACGGCATCGCTATGGTCCTTTGCCGTGATGAATTTTTTCACAGGCGGCTCGTCCTTTTCCGGCTCTTCTTTCTCGCCAGGCTTCGGCTGGTCGAGCTTTGGAGCCAGGGCCGGTGGCGCACCAGCCGCGCCTGGAGCTGCAGGCATGGCCGGGATCGCTGCAGCCGCGCTGAGCGGGACAACCTGTTGCTGCACGCGCGGCTCGTCGCCATGCTCGACAGCGTCCAGGCTCTCGGAGGCCCGCGCCTCGTTCGGGGAAAAGATGCCGCCCTGCACCGCCTGGGCGAGCGCCCCGATCCGCTCCTTGAACGCGGACCTGAGCAGCGCCTTGGTGTCGAATTCCAGGTACTCATCGGGCTGACCCTTCAGCCCAAACAGCAACCCATAGGCGTCCTCGATATGGTTGAGCGCAAAGCCCAGGCCTGACGATATCCATTGCATCATCAGTGCTTCGGTCGAGCCGACACCCGTGCCGCTGATACCAAGCACCGCCATCGGAATCCGGAAGGCCAGGGCGATGCGCTCTTCCGGCACCTTCATCATGTTGGCCAGCTCGGCGTCCCGCGAAGGCGCGGACAGCATCGCGGGCTTCAGGCCGCCGGTCAGGATCGGCGTGCCGCCAGCCTTCAGTCCCTTCGACTGCTCTTCCCAGCGGTCGCGAATGAACTGCACCTGGTCCTTGTCCAGGATCAGGTCGGTGGTCAGCACCGCGCTCGGCCTGGCCTGGTTCATGTAGAACTGAATTTGCTGATCGTTGATCGCCTTCGACAGCATGATGTCCTGCATCGCTGAGCCAAGCGGCGTGTCCCCGACAATCGGATAGGGATAGCGGCGGCGCGATGAGTGCAGACGGACGTGCAGCACGTCGCGCTGCGGGACGACCAGTTGCTCCTTCACCTGGCGGTCGATGATGCTGTTGCCCGCGAGCGTGTAGAAAACGTCGCCGGTCGGAGCAACCTGGGGATACGACATGGCCGAATCCATCAGGTGCAGCTCGTCAATCTCGTAACGCTCGTTGCGCAGCGCCAGCGCATAAGCATTGCCGTCATAGTACAGGTTGCGCGTCAGGTTCATCATGAAGTCTGACGGCGTCTGATAGCCGTTCGGAAAACGCAGGATGCGGGAAAGCGCGCTGGTGGTAACGCGGTCGCGCCCGTCTTTGTCGTTTGCACGCCAATGATCGCCGGGGCACATCGCAACCGTCTGGGCGTATGCCGACAGGCACGCCTCGACTATTGCGGATGTGTCGTATCCGGCGGGATTGATGCCGCTCTGCCACCAATTCCACGGCGAGTCGGCAGGCAACCAGCCGCCGGTCACCGGGAGATGGTAGGGGCCTCGGTGAACTTCGCCCTCGCCAGCGGCCTTAAGCTGGCGAGGAGCAAAGATTCGCGAGAGAAAGTTGGCCACCGATCAGGACTGCGGCGTCGTGGCTCGGGTCTGATAGCCAGGCGTGCCAGGAGCAGGCTTGGCCTCCATCTGCTTCCGCCGCTCCTCGTCCTGCTGCTTCTTCTTGGCGGCGGCCTGCTGCGGATCGCCTGACCCCGGCGGCTGGAAGATCGCGTCAAGCTTGGCCTGATCGTTCTCCTCCTGCGTTGGGGTCGGCGTTTCGTGATCGTAGGCCTGCTTCACGATCTCTTCCTTGGGGCGCGGCTCGTTGAACTGGTACGGCTGCGTCCGCGCAGGATCGTTGGGACCGCTCACATCGCGGCCGTGACGCTGGTTCTGGTCTTGCTTCTGGTCGGCCATTTCAATCTCCTGGGTTGATCTTGATCGAGTAGGACACTATGTCCTGCCGTTGGCGAGGCGAGGCCCGGTACGGCCCGGTACGGTCAGGCGAGGCGAGGCAGGGCAGGCATGTTTGGAAGGAGGGGTTCGCCCCTCCTTCCTTTTTCAGTCTACCAGGTCACGCCCGCCACGAATGAAACGACACCAGCGCGGCGCATCGTCCAGTTCATCGGCAGGATGAGTCGAAGCGCCAGTGAATCCGTCTGGAACATCGAGACGGCGGGAGCCGCGACAACGCCAGGGGTTCCGGCGGTGCCGATATGCGCAGGCGAGGTGTCCTCCATGTGTAGCGTAGCTTGGTCGCTGATCTCAAACCTCGGATTGTCGCCAGAGATCGAGACGTAGTCGGCCGCGTCGAGGCACAGCACCGTACCGAGAGGCACGGTCCCGCTCTTGATCACCGGATAGCCCATCAACCGATTGTTGTTGATGTCCGTTGCGAACGGGAAGAGCCCGCCCGGCACCGGAGGCTGCACGAACCCAATCGACAGCGCCTGTTGCGGGTTCATGATGAAGACCATCGAGCGGACGTTGCCGTTGGTCGCCGTCAGGATCGAACCGGACAGCCCCTTGAGATCGCCAACGAGGGCGTTGAAGCCGCCGCCTGCGGTCGGGGTCAGGCCGACAACGCCGTTGCGCAGACCGGCGGGACGAATGGTCGTCGCCGGGTTGGCGTCGAGCAGGATGGTGTCGATGGCGATCTGCGTGTCTTCCTGGATGGCATTGCGCAGAAGGCCTTCGATGGCGGGCACGGAATGCTCGTCCATCTCCCTCGTCCAAGTCGTAATCACGGCCATCTTTTTCGGAACCATCGAAGTGGTCGTGAACGCGGCCTGACGCACCGGGATCGGAGCGCCTTCACCGACGAACGAACCGGCCACGGTCGGCGTCGCCGCTCGGGTCGGCACGTTGATCTTGCCGTTGCGGCCGAAGCTGAGCTTGAGGCCCATCGCTGACAGCGACGGGTAGACCGAAGACGGCAGAAGGCTCGGCATCAGATCGGCATTGATCTGTTGCACCAGCTCGGCCGCCCAGCCAGCGACGGTCGTCATCGCCGGGGCGGTCGCCGCCTTCAGCGTGAGATCGCAGATGACCTTGGTGGCTTCATCTTCGCCGTAAATCTTCTGGCGAATCTGATCGATGGTAAAGCCAGCGAAGTCCGGAGCCTTGGACAGCGCCTTGATCGTACCGGCGCGGACCAGGAACTCGATGGGGTCGATCTTCTTGGCCGGGAGGTTGAACGGCCGGGCGCTAGCGGTCGCGCGCAGGGCCACCTTGGTCTTGCCGTTGCCGTTGCCGTTGTCCTCGCTGGACTGTGCGGCCATCTGGGCCTCCGAATCTTCCAGGGCCTTGAGCGCCAGCACCTGATCGCTGATGCGCTTGTTCAGCTCCTGGGTGGTCGCGAGATCGGCCTCGGTGACGTTCTCGTCGTCAACCTTTTCCAGATGCTCGTTCAGTTGGTCCCGCAGCGCGACAATGCGCTGTTGGGTAGCTTCGATGCGTTTCGTAAGGGGTGACATTGTCACTGTCCTTGTGTTCGGTTTCGACTTGGCTTGCCCGCCGTTGAGACCGCGACGTTCGGCGCTCTGGTCTTTCTCGTTGCCATGCCCGGCAAAGACCATTGCGACGGTGTCGCGGGAAATCTTGAGCGATTTTGCAATCGCCAGTGCGTTCGGGTTGGCCGGGATCGCGACCAGGGAGGTCTCGACCAGCTCGGCCTGTTTGAATCGGTAGCCGCCGCTGCCGTCCTTGGTGATCGGCTCCGCCACTCGCGGCAGGAAGCCGACGCTGACCGCCTTCAGAATGTCGGCCTCGATCAGCCGGTGGATTTCATCGATCCGTTCGGAGGTGCCCAGCGGCGCTAGGCGCAGCTCGCCGCGCAGCTCGCCGTCCGCGACTTTCAGATTGTGCCACTTGCCGATTGGAAAGTTCGGATTGTGGTTGAACAGCGCGACCGGATTGCGCTTGAAGTTGACCAAGTCCCAGCCCTCGGCCTCGATGATGTCGCCCATGCGGTCCGGGCTAGCGTCCGACAGGATGAAGGTCAGCCCGCCGACATCGGAAACGTGCGTCTTGCGGACGACCTTCTTGGCGGCGCGCTCGTCCCATTGCAGGGCGCACGCCTCCTCGTCCCCGCCATCGCTGACGCAATGCTCCATGAATTCTTCGCGGGTATCGAAATCGTCCGGAGAGGCTTTGGTCTTCATGACTCAATCTCCTGGTTCTATTTCGTGCGGCACTTCAGCGTGCAAGTTTGTTCGCGCGTGCGCCCGGCCGCAGTCGTGATCCGGTTGATCAGTGCGTAATTTTCGCCAGCCGATCCGCCTGACAGCCAGATCGTCGTTGTGCTGTCGTCAAACATATCGACGCCTTTGCTGACTCCGGTTGGCACGGTCCACGTCGAGGTGCTGATGACATCGCCAGCCAGCGGCTTGGTCCAATCAACGACGTAGTCCAGTACTTCGTCCGGGTCTTTCGGGTCGTCCCAGCTCTTCGCCATTCGCTATTCTCCTAAGCTGCGACCGGCAGACCGCCGCCTCCGACATCGATGTCGCGGTCGTCTGCCGCGACGGTGATCACCCGGCTTGCTGCCGTGACGACGAGAGTCCGGTTGCTCGCCGCGACGGCGATGATCCGGCCGCTTGCCGTGATTTCCATCGTGCGGTCGCTGGCGGCGACAGTGATAATCTGGCCGACAGTAGTCGGCGTGACGAACACCTCGCCCAGACCGGACACCGTGGCTGGCTGCGCCTGCAGGACACCGAAGCCTTCCTGCCGTTGCGTGCCGTAGACCGTGGCCGGTCGCGCGGCTGGTGCGCCAACGCCAACCGATCCGGATATGCCCTGGCCTGCGACGGCGGCCACGCCCGCGTGTGCTGCGCCCGCGCCTGTCCACGCGCCCGCGCCCGTGCCGCTGACCAGGGCCACTGAGGCGACGAGCGTGCCGCTGGCGATCCATCGTATTGAGCCGGTGCCGGTGACCGTGTGGGGCGCGGCGACCAGGGTGCCGGTGCCGTGCCACCTGGCTGAGCCAAACCCACCCAGCAATGCCTTCGCCGATACCAGGGTGCCGGTGCCAAACGACACCGACAGGCCGGTGGCTGCAATGATCGAGTGCTGCGTCGCGAGCGCGACTGTGCCGGTCGATGACGACTTGCCGCTGCCGGTGACGACCGAAGGCTGCGCAATGACTGTGCCGATTCCGGCACCGACAATACCGCCACCACCGGAGACGACAGAGGCTTGCGCAACCAGGGTGCCGGTGCCGGTCGATGACGACTTGCCGACAAACGCAGCGGTGTCCGCCGCTTCAATCGCCGCCAGGGTGGCGCGAAATTCGACCTTGCCTATGAAGCTCGCGGCATCGGCCGTCTCGACGGCCACCAGCGGACCGCTGAAGACCGTATTGACAACGCTACCGGAGAAACTTGCGACATCCGCCGCTTCGATCCTTGCCAGCGTGCCGGTGACGATGACCTTGCCAGCGAACGCGGCGGTGTCTGCCGCCTCCGTTGCCGCCAGCGGCCCCCGGACCTCGACCTTGCCCGCGAATGTCGCGGCGTCTGACGCCTCAACAGCAACAAGCGGGCCGGTAGCGACGGCAGCCGCCCCGCTGCCGAGAAAGAGCGCTGTATCGGCCCCTTCGGTAACCGCCAGCGAACCGACGACGGAACTTATGCCGGTGAGGCTTGCGGTGTCCGCTGCCTCGATAACGGCAAGCGTGCCGCGCGTCTCTATCTTGCCTGCGAAGCTTGCCGTATCCCCGGCTTCGAGAACGACCAGGGGGCCGCGTACCTCGACCTTGCCTGCGAGGCTCGCGATGTCAGCCGCCTCGACAACCGCCAGCGTCCCGCGTGTCTCGACCGTGCCGGTGAATACCGCGCTGTCGGCCGCTTCGGTGACGGCCAGGGTGCCGCTTGTCCGGACCTCGCCCGCGAGGCTCGCAGTATCCGCCGCCTCCGCTGCCACCAGGGTGCCGGTGACTGCGGCAGCGACTTCTCCAACGACGCCGGAAAGCTCGACCCAGGAGACAACGACGCGAGTGTCCCCGGCCACCGCCGGGGCACCGGCTCGCCCAAAGAACAGTTTGAATTGAGCCATCGGCTAGGCCGTAGTCGGAATGGACAGAACGAAGTCCGCCCACTCCTTCGGCACCGTCTGATCTATGCCAACGATGCTCACGACATCCGCATTCATCTCGGTTGCCGACAGCGTGATCTTGACCAGCACCGATCCCGCTGGCGTGACCACCGGCAACGTCGCCAGGTCCGTCAACGCGCCGCCGTCCTTGCTCACCTTCCAATCGCCGCTGGCAATCGCTGGATCGACTTTGAAGCTCGCACCGTCAGACGTGCTGGCAAGCGCAACGTATAGAACAAAGTCCTCATTCTTGACCGGCGGGTTATACGGCGCTGCCATTGGCTACATCCCTATCCCAAACATCGCCTGCGATTGCGTGCCTTCGCCGTAACTGATCACCCAGATTTCGCCGCGCCCGCCGTTGCCGCCGTTGCCCGCAAAACCGCCATTGGTGCCTGCGCCGCCCCCACCGCCACCACCGCCGGGAGCGCCGCCGTCGCCACCGACGCCCGTCACAGGACTGCCTGAGCCGCCGCCACCGCCGCCCGATCCGGGATAACCATAGCCGGGATAACCCGGAGCGCCGTTGCCGCCTGTCGTGCCACCCGCCGCCGCCAAGCCCAGACGATTTCGCCCGCCAGCACCGCCTGCCCAGTCGCCCGGCGTGCCCTTGCCACCACCACCGCCACCGCCAGCGCCGCCAGCCACCGCGTCGCCACCAATAAATCCCACTGAACCAGCCCCCGGCGATGCCCCGCCGCCCGCGCCGCCGAAGGGTCCGACGTTATTGGTGCCGTTTGTCGAGCCGCTGACGACGCCACCGTTGAAGCCCGCAGCACCCTGCGTACCTGTGCCTAGTCCGCCATTGCTGGCCAGCCCCGCGCCGCCACCACCGCATATCGTTGCGGTCAGCGATCCGCCCGCACCACCGCCGCCGTTGTACGCTGTGAGGTCAACGCCATTGATGGAGAACCTCGTTGGCGTGCCGCCGCCGGTCCCCGGCGACCCGGCGGTGGTGTCTGTCGCGGCTCCGTTGCCCCCGGTGCCGCCCGGCGAAACCGTATAGGTTTCGGTCGCCGCGAACATTGCCGCCGGATAAGTCCTATCGATGAACGCTCCACCGCCCCCACCAGCGCCGCCCGATGCCGCCGACGCTGCCGCGTCTTTTGCCCCGCCGCCGCCCGGTCCGCCGCCGCCTATCAAGATCAGGCGAATGGTTTGTGCCCACGGCTCCTTCGTCCATGTCGCCGCGCTCCCGGTCGTGAACTTTTCGACTTTGATCATTACGGTCACCCGTCAGTGATGGCGATAACAATGCCACCACCGCCGTCGCCGCCAATGCCCGGCGTGAATGCGCTGATCGTTGCGCCTCCACCTCCTCCGCCGCCGCCGGGGAAGCCGCCATTTCCGCCGTTGCCGCCCTCGCTATTGCGTGCCGTTCCGCCGCTGCCGCCGCTGCCCGCATAGCCAAACAGGCCGGGTAGTCCACGATTGCCGCCGACACTCGGTGTAGGGCTGATGTCCGCACCGCTGATTGTTACGCCGCCGAGAATTGAAAACATTCCAGCCAAGCCACCGGCAGCGCCCGCGCTGTATGCAGGAGCAGATGTCTTGCCGCCACCGGCACCACCACCTCCGCCACCCGTGGCGCTGCGCTGACCAGCGCCGCCAGCCGCACCGGCAGCGGCGGCGAGCCCGCCAGAGGCCCCGCCTAGACCAGTGTTCGCTTGTCCAGACGCGCCGCCAACTGTGCCTGCGGTCCCTCCCGTTGCGCTGGTTGCGTCACCGCCAGCCGATAGCAAGCCCGCGCCGCCACCACCGCCCGCTGCGAGCGCGGTCGCGCTGCCACCCGCACCGCCACCGCCGCCATACGCGCGATGCTCGTAAACCACATTGCCACCGAATGCGGAGTAACCACCACCGCCGCCGTGACCACCGCCGGACCCCGTACCGGGTGTGCCGCCCGCGCCAGCGGCACCGGCAACGTAGGGTTCCGTCGCCCCAAGCTCGCTGGTGAGAAAGATTGCCTCCAACCTGAATGCGCCACCACCACCGCCACCGGCACCGGCAGCAACGCCAGACGCTTGAACATCGCCGCCACCACCGCCGCCCCCGGCCCCGATCAGGATCACGCGCGTGATGCCGTTGGGATCGGCGTTCGCTGGTTTGACCCAGTTGCCCGATCCTGACGTGAAGGCTTGGATGCTAAAGGCCATTACTCGACGGCCTTCTTGTAGCGATAGCTCAATTTCACTGGCTCCTCGATACCGGCCGAAGGGTTGCTGAGCGGGGCTCGATAGACGTGGCCACTGTTGTCGTCCAACTCGATGAACAGGTTTCCGAAATTACTGATCGCTGCGAACTGCGGCGCGGTCAGCGTCTGCTCTGCGGTTACGAACGTGTCGCCAATATCGGTGTGCGTCCACTCGGCAATCTCGGTCGAGCCTTCGAGCAGGCGCACCGAAAGATCGGCGCTCACGATCAGAGGCGACTGGATGAAGTCGGCGTCGTTGGCGCTCGCCTCGTCTATCGCCTGGTAGATGTTGCTGGTGCCACCGGAATGATCGGTCCAGCCATTCAACGCCGTGTCGCCGTCAGGGCGCAGATAATCCAGGGCGAGGCTGTCCGATACATCGCCAACAAATGACGCAGTGTCTTCGGCCTCGACCGCAACAAGCGGTCCGCTGAAAACCTGGTTGGCAACGGTGCCGTTGAACAGCGCAACGTCCGCCGCCTCGGTCGCCGCCAGCGGCCCCGCGCTCGTAACCGTCCCAACAAACGCCGCGATGTCCGCCGTCTCGACAACGGCCAGCGGCCCGGTAGCTGGCGCATAAACGTAGTCTGTTGTTACGAACGAGGCCTGATAGAACTGCGCGGTGCAGGAGTTGCTGGTGCCAACCGTCGTCGTCAGCCACTCGACCTGAAGAAACAGATACTCGTTTGTCAGCACGACTTGCGGCGCGGCCCACGTCACCGTGGAATTGTAGGTTGTCGTCGTCGTTGACAGCGTGATGATCGTGCCAACCAGCGTCGCTGAAGTCAGCTTGCGAGCGCTGGACCCGTCAGCATTAACCGAAGCCCACATGATGCAGCGGACGCGACCGGCATTCGATGCCGCGCCGGTCCGCATGCCGAAGGTGAAATTCCAATTGCCCGCCGCGAACGTGCCGTTGAGCGGAGCATCGGATCGGAATGAATCGCCAGCCGTCGTCGCGGCGTTGCCGGTGCCCGGAACGGGGCGGGTCTGGGCGTCGATCCAGCTCGCCGCCTGCGCCACGGTCGAGCGCGCGGTAGCGCCGATGCGCCCGCGCCAGTACGGCGTCGTGATCGCGGTCTTGGCAACTGTCCAGCCGAAGGCGCTGAGCGCACCGGCAGGCGCGGTGCCGTTATCCTGGACCTTGCCAAACCAGTCTGGCGCGGTGGCTGCGGTGTTCAGCAGATAGATGGTCTGGATCGCCATCTAGTCCACCCAGGCGAAGCTGAAGGTGCAGCGGTCGTAATCCTTGATATGAACCGGGTCGCTCGGCCACACTGAACACCCGCGCGCCCAGTAGGTATCGACCGTGCCGTGGATCGAGCAGAGCCGCTCGCCGCCAGCTTCGGGTTTCAAATACGGACAGGCACCGTCATGCTGTTCGGGCAAGCCGTCAATGCCGCCTCGGCAGCATTGGCCGCAGCGGCAACATTCGCCAGACCGCACCCATGCCATGCTCTCATGCCGCGTGCTGGATCGTGCCGCTCGTCAGCGTGACAGTCTGACCGGCCGAGATGGTGGTGCTGTTGAGCTGGATGTCGCCCGTGCCGACGCCAACCGTGAGGCCCTGGACAACAACCGTGCCGGTGCTGTCCTTGATGCGCGCGATGGCCGCCGTGCCGGAATTGTCCGCCGCCGTGTCGGTCATGCCCGGCGTGTTGTCGAAGGTGAGCATGTCACCCGACACTGTTGCGCTCGGGTCTTGCAACGTGATGGTTGCCAGCACCAGCGCATAAGCCGCCGTGCAAATCTCGATGTAGCCCGCCGCAGGACCGCCATCGATAGCGGTGACGACCGCGTTCATGCGAGTGGTTTTGAGTGCAGCACTGTAGTTAACCGCCAAGGTCGCCTCCTTTGATTAAGCCGGTGCCGCGTATGTCATCGATGTCAACGACACTTGCTGCCCGGCCGAGATGTTGACGCTGTTCAACTGGATATCGCCGCCGCCGCCGGTCGCCGTAACTGAGCAAGCGAACACCTCGACGCCGGTACTGTCTTTCGCGCGTGCCTTGGCGATGGTGCCGCCGGTCGCGCTGGCATCGGCCACGATGGGGTTGGCAGTTGCCACGCCACTGACCGCAGCGGCGAACGCCGGATCGGCGAACGTCAGCGTCGCGACCTCCACGTCGCCTGCGGTCTGAAATTCGAGCGTGCCTGGCCCGGACCCGGCGTCGATGCGCAGCACGACGAGATTTGCGATAGCGGTTCGAACGACAGCGGGATGAGTTACCGCCATGAGTTACTCCCTTCCGATGACGGCGGAATCAGCCCCGCCCAATACGATCAGCCCGGCCTCGATCCAGTCCGGTATCAGCGAGCGCAGCAAGCGATCCTCGGCGCTGGCCAGGTAGGTGAGCCCGGCGACGTACTCGCTGTGCGTCGCCTCGCTATAGAAGCTTTCGACCACGGTGAAGCTGGCCGGGCCGTTGAACAGGGCGATTTCAGCCACGGCTAATTTCTCCTGTGCTTTCAGCGGGTTGCGCCCACAGAAAAAAGATCGAAAATAGTTGCTATGTCCCCTTGACGTATAGGCTCACTTGCCCTATGTAGGGGATGGAAGGAACGGAGCGCCTCCCCCGCCCTCGGGAGCCACGCGAGACTAGGGGCAGAAACGCCCGGCCAGAGCGGTAAATCTGGCCTCCAATTCGGAGGCACAAAATGACCCGGAAACTTCTCTTCGAGAGCAAGACATGCTCCCGCTGCGGCGGAAGCGGCAAGTTCTCCTGGTGCCAGATGCACGGCGATATGTGCTTCAAGTGCCACGGCGACGGTGTGGTCCTCACCAAGAAAGGTCGCGCCGCCCAGGTCTGGCTCAACGCCAAAAAGCGGAAGCGCCTGGGCGAGGTCGCGGTCGGCGACTGGGTCTTGAGCGAAGGCATCGCAGGCTTTTCCGCTTCCTTCTGGGTCAAGATCGACGCCATCGAAGGCGCGGGCGCAGAGCTGAAAGCCACCGGCCTGAACAAGCGCGGCGAGCGGCACGGCTGGCAGGGCGACATGGAAGTCCAGATTTTCAAGGGCAAGGCCTGGGCCGCCGAGCTGGCCAAGGAAGCCCTCGCCTTCCAGGAGACGCTGACAAAAACCGGAACGGTTCGGAAGGTGAAAGCGAAAAAGAAGGAAGCGGAGGCAGCATGATCAAGGTTCGATACATCACCCTCGACGGCGTCAACAAGCTGCGCAAGTTCAAGACCCTCGCGGGCGCGCGGAAGTTCGCACTGGAATGGGTTGGCCCGCAGGATGTCGAAGGCGGCTACTACGCGGTCAGCGACGACGGGGTCGGCAAGGTCACCTGGCAGGGCTGCACCCGCCGGGAGCTATTCGGGGACAACGAACCGGACCAGATCGACGCCGCCTACAAGGCCGACAAGGCCGCGCTCGACGCCGCTTATGCCAAGGCTGTCGCCAGCGGCTCACAGGCCGACAACGAATTTTACCTCGCCCTCAAGGCTGAGTTCGACTGGACCTACGAGCCATCCAAAGGAATGAACCAATGAGCCGAAACGAACCGCGACCCTGCCCATGCGGCAGCGGACTCGACAGCTACTGGCAGTTTGACGCCAGAGGAATCGAGTTGTGCCGTGCCTGCCCGAAGTGCCGGAAGGCGAAGCTGGCCCGCTACCGGAAAGAGGTGCTGACCGACAGCGCCTACCAGGCGGACGAGCCGATAGAGCCGCAGGACTGAAGTCCTGTAACATATCGTGATCTACGTCCCCTGGACATATAGGTCCGATTGCCCTATATGAAGGGTGAAGGGAAGGGCCGCCCCGGCCTCCCCAGTGAGAAGGAACCCCGCCATGGCATTCGCCCCCTACGCAGCCTGCGTGAAGAAGATGGTTTGCGGTGGCTTCAGAACTGCCCCCGGCCATTGGTTCGAATATGCCAAGCCGGAAGCGGGCGAGTTCCTCCCCTTCCCCGGCTACGAGATGAAGGTGTTCGTCGGCCCGGTCGAGGGCGAGTTCCGGTGGGCCAAGGTCGTCGCCACCCGCGCCTACGTAGTGGTGGAAGAGGCGGCCGGTGGTGAGCCGGTGGTCGAGAAGTGGGCGATCAAGGGCCACAAAAAATACGCGGTATGACCCATTGACATATAGGCCTAGTTGCCCTATGTAGGGTGTGAAGGAAGGAGACAAGTCATGAAGAGCTACTGGACCTACCGCGCCGCGTCACCCACGCCGGAATATCACGAAGTGCCGGAAGGCGCTTTCAAAGGGAGCGAAAAGGAGTGGCACGCTTTCTCCCCCGGAATGCGCCGCGAGATTGTCCGCTCGTTCAAGAAAAAGATGTCTACGTCCACTTGACATATAGGCTGATCTGACCTATCTACAGTGTGAAGGGAAGCGGTGGTCGCCTCCCGAAAGAAAGGAGCCTCTCTCATGTATCTCGCGGAATTCAAACCGGCCGGTGCCAAGGGCGCAGCCGCCAAATTCGAAGCGGCGCTCGTCAAGGCAATCGAGGCCGGTATGGCGGCCGGTGCCGGTAACAAACCCCGCGCCATGGTCGTCCAGGAGATGGTCGGCATGACCAGCGAGGTCAAACAGTCCTGGTACGAGAGCGAGGGAGCCTGCGGGTTCGCTTGGGTCAACGTCGCCCCCGGCAATTCGCCCTTTGCGAACTGGTTGAAGAAAGCCGGTCTCGCCAGAAAGTCCTACTACGGCGGGGTCGATATCTGGATCAGCGACTTCGGGCAGAGCGTGGACCGCAAGGAAGCCTGCGCGAGCGCGATGGCCAAGTGCCTCCAGATGGAGCTGGGAATGTCCAGCATCTCCTCGATGAGCCGGTTGGACTAACGGATCAACCAACGGGGGCCGCCCTCGCGGTCCCCAGAAAGGAACGGAAGTGAAGAAGCGCAAGACCAAGGCCGAGAAAATGGCCGAGATGGATGTCCAAGCCGCGATCTACGGCCTCGTCATCCCGATGATGAGCATCCCGCCGATGTACAAAGCGATGAAGGCGGCGGCGATGGAAGGCAAGTCCAAAGCAGAGCTGCGCGCAATCGCCGCCAGCTACCCCGGAGTAAAGGAGAGCGCGTGATGCACAAGGTTGTCCCCTACGCCTACTGGCGCGACCCGGCCACCGGCCAGGCTTTCTCGATCTACACCGCCTGGAAGCCGGATGGCTGCGTCCTCGAAACCAAGGGCTACACCATCGCCTGGAGCGATGGCACCAGCGGCACCGGACGCCCGGCATTCGAAACCGAAGCCGAAGCGGAGGCCTACCTCGCCAAGGTGCCCAAGGGATTTCGCGGAATGAGCATGGTGGCGTCATGACCTACAAAGTCAGCGACATCGCCCACGAAACGCCGCGCCACGTTGTGTTGCGTGTCGCCAAGGGCTTCGAGGTTTACCAGCGCGGTACGTGCGCCATGACCCGCTGCGCCACCATCGGATTCAAGGGCGAGGAGGGACTCAAGCGCGCCGTCGCGGAAGTCGAGCGCAGGGAGAGAGCGAAGTGAGCCAATACGACGAAGACTTCGACGCGGGCAAGCGCGCAGCCGCGCGCGAGCTGCAGCCCCTGGTCGATGCGATCAGCGACGCGATCTTCATGTTCAACGACATCGGCAAGGCGCGACAGCTCCCCGCCACGTCCCAGGCCGTCAACCAGTACGTCCAGATGGGCAAGCAACTGGAGCGGTGCCTGCGCCTGTCCCCGCTTCGGCATTTGATCCCAGAACGGAAAGAGGATACGTCCACTTGACGTACAGGGCCAGGTGCCCTATATCTAGTTCGAAAGGAGGTGGTTCCCGTGTTGGTCGAGAAGGCCCACGCCTTCGCCAAAGTGGCGCACGCGGGGGTTACGAGAATGGGCTCCGGTGAGCCCTATGTGGAACACGTCGAAAGGGTCGCCATGACGCTGACGTGGCTTGGGTTCCCTGAGCATGTCATCGCCGCCGCATACCTCCACGACGTAGTCGAGGACGCGGGCGTCAGCTCTGAGGAGCTGGCCGAGAAGTTCAGCCCGGAGGTCGCCGCCCTGGTGGCGGAGGTCACCAACCCGGTGCTGCCCAAGGCCCCAGGAAACCGCGCCTGGAGAAAGAGCGAGGAGGTCAAGCACCTCGCCAAGGCGAGCTACTACGGGGCCTCCCTGAAGCTCGCGGACATGCTGGACAACTCCAGCAACGTCAGAACCAACGCCCCGGAATTCGCAAAAACCTACCTCCCGGTGCTGGCCGCCAAGCTGGAGGTACTCGGCCACGGGCACCCGGAACTCTACGCCAGGGTCAAGGCCAACATCACGAAAGCGTGATATACGTCCCCTGGACATATAGGCTTCTATGTCCTATATCTCTCTTGTTGGAGAGGAGAGAGAAATGACCGCCGTGTTGAAGACCAAGACTTTCTGGGTGGAGCAAACCTTCGGATGGTTCGTCACCGCCACCTGGTTCTACTGGTTCTATTGAGGAGGTTCGAATGAACTGGAATCGCGAAGACGATCACCTGGCCACCCCGGCCGAAGCGGTCGCTGAGTTCGCCCGCAACATCGGCGGCGAGTACCCGGATCGCGCCTGGTTGCTGCACGACTGGGACGTTTGGGTCGCCAACCCCCACTACAAGGGACCACCGGTCCCGCACCCGGAAGACTACGACCCGGAGGAGGGCTCGGAAGCCCCAGGCTTCGATGATCCCTCCCGCGCGGACGAGTTCAAGTCGGACGGCCCCGCCGAGATGGACGACAACCCAGGTGACGACGAAATCCCATTTTAATTCGCTACGTCCCCTTGACATATAGGCTACAAAGCCCTATGTATGGTGTGAGGAAAGAGGAGAAAGTCAAATGCGCCGGATGATGATGCCACGCGAATCCTACTACCCCAGAGACGGCAGCGCCCGCCCGGTCGATTGCGGCGGCACCGATGCCAGCGTCTTCGTCTACGAGAAGGCCGACAAGGTCTACGCCATCGCCTTCCACGGCAAGGCCACCAAGCCAGACTGGCACCACAGCTTCCGCAAGGAAGCGGACCGCGAGGAGTACATCGCCAAGTTCATCGCCGGTCGCAAGGCCCACGCGGAGTACATGACCAAACGCAAGGCCGAGAAAGAGAAACCGCACACGCTCAAGGTGGGCGACATCCTCTCCAGCTCCTGGGGCTACGACCAGACCAACATCGACTACTACCAGGTGACGCGGGTGCCCGGCCCGATGTCGGTCGAGATCACGCGGATCGCCGCAGACTCCGGACCGGAGGTCGGCTTCATGACCGCCTACTGCAAGGCCGCCCCCGGCAAGTTCATCGGCAAGCCGATGATCAAGCGCGCCAACTCCACCAACTGCGTGCGGATCGCCAGCTACGCCAGCGCCTCGCCCTGGGATGGCAAAGAGGATCGCTACTCCTGGTACGCCTGAGCGGTTTACCAATCGTTGGTAAACCCAACCCCCGAAAGGAGAACCACTGAAATGAAAACCTACCGCCTCGGCTCATCGGACTTCGTCTACGCGCCCGGCATGATCCGCTGGGCCATCAACGGGGCTCACTTCCCCAAGGACCGCCCGAAGATGGTCGAGGTCGTCGCGAGCTGGGGTGTCCCCAAGAAAGCGGCGCGGGCTCTCGTCACCGGCAAGGTGCCCTACAAGGTCGAGGGCGAAACCGTCGTCTTCAGCGTGAAGGAGTAAACCAATGGGCTACGCCCTCGCAACGTCTACCTGTTTCGGATGCCGCCGGTTGTTCTCGTACAATCCGGTGCGCGTCCCCAGCATCCGCGATCCGAATACCGGCACCAAGGAGCCGGTCTGCTTTAGCTGCATCACGCGCGCGAACGTGAAACGCAAGGCGAAGGGGCTCGACCCGCTGGTCCCGCACCCGATGGCCTACGAGCCGTGCGACGAATCGGAGCTGTCATGAAACGTGACCCGCTTACCTCCCGCTACTCGGTCTGCCTGGTCGGCAACGGCTACTCGGTCGAGGACCGCAGGACCGGCAAGCGCCTGGCCTACTTCGCCTCGCGCGGGGCCGCAGAGCGCGAGGCGCAGCGCCTGAGCGAGGTCGTCGTGGAAATGAAACGCAAAGAGGAGAAAAACGAATGACGCGCGTAAGGATACCCGCATACACAGACAGATTCATGATGGGCGACGCCTACGGCGAGATCGTCAAAGTGACCAAGCGCAAGGAGCGCTACGTCGGCGTACCGTCGTCACGTTCACGAACGGACGCATACGAGATTGCCCACGTCAAACTGGACAAATCCGGCAAGACGATGAAGTTCATCCTGGACGACTGCACGGAGGTTGATTAGACGGGCATAAAGCCCTATATCAATCAATACCATGGACCATAAAAAGTATCGTAAGGCGCTCGCCCAGCTCGACCTCACTCAGGCCGCCGCTGGCGAGATGTTCGGCGTAGGTGCCCGCACCTCCAGGCGCTGGGCTTCAGGTGATGCCAAGGTGCCGCCAACGGTGGCGATGCTCCTGGAGCTGATGATCTCCAAGCGCGTCAAACTGGAATTGAATATTCCGGTGAGCGCGGAGCGTCCGCAGGCAGAGCGACGGGTCTGGACCTTCCAGGCGAAACAGGCGGTCCATGCGATGGAATGACCATGGCCGAAAAACCCGAAGTCCGTTACGGAAATTACGACGACCTGGCGTCACGTTTCGCGCCGAATGAGGCTTGGGTTCTGAACGCCAAGCGTACCAAGTGGGCGGAGACGAACGCCATCAGGCACGCGCACGTTGTCCACGAACTTTCTAAGGAAGCCTTCGAGGCCGAATTCCCTGACGCCCCGCCGCTGCCACCGGAAGCCTTCAAAGAATCGCGCGGTTAGCTGCGCTTCCACCGGCCGTCGATCACCTTCCAGTCGTCATCCAGGTTGTCGAGAATCTCACCGTACAGCGCCTGCATCTTGGCATTATAGCTTGGAATATCCGGGTGTCCCTTCGGCAAGCTGCGCGAGTCTTCGTACAGCTTGTGGCCGCCGCGATTGTCCTTGGCGTCCAGCAAATCCGGGTGCGTAAGTTGCAGCTCGCCAATCAGCCCCGTCTCGCGGTCGCGGAATAACAGTGGCCGGTCGGTGTAGTGCGAATCCGGGATGGTGCGCCAGCCCTCGTCAATGATCTCATGGGTCTTGGCCAGCTCGTTCATCACCTTCTCGGCGTCGTCCGGATGGTTCAGCACGAACGTCCCGCGCGCGGTGTCGGTGATGCGGGCTATCGATACCGGCCCGCCCGCCTCCTTCTCTTTCTCCGCCAGCTTCTCCAGGATGCGCGCGACGCCCTTCGGGTTCTCCACGACCTCGCCGGTCTTCTCGTCTATTTTTTGCGTCTTGGCTGTCGGGTTCTTGAACGTGACGCCCAGGTTTCCGGCGATCTTGTTTCCGGCTTCGGCAAAATTTGCCTGCGCTATTGGTGCGGTCCGCTGCACGTCCTCGATGGTCTTGATGGGCGATTCATTGACCCACTTGGCGCGGACCTTGCTGAAGCCATCGCTGCGCGCCTTGATGCCTGCCTTGTAGCCTGGGACCGCTGACGGCTTCTTGTCTCCGCTATCTTTGTCGTCGTCGGTTGGGCCATCGGACCAATTGCCGTGCGTGCTTTGGTCGTGATCCCCGTGCTTCCCCAGCAACGCCATCGCGCGGCGCTTCTCGCTGGCGAACTGGCTCTTCAGCCGATCCTGCGGAGCCTTGACGCCAAACCTGATCTCGCCGTCATCGAAGATAATCTTGATCATTGTCGCTTCGTCGCGATCAACCGGCTCCAGCTCGTCGTTAATGTAGGCGATGGTCGCCTTGCGGCCGTCGATTGTCTCGTAGGTGATCATCGAACCTCCCACCGCACGCCGTCGAGAATGAAGATCGACTTGACCGGCGCGGCCAGGTTGGTGTCGCGCAGCACCTTGTCAGTTTCGGCCCAGACCTTTTCCTGGAGAGCAAACAGCCTGCGCCATCCTGCTCCGGTGTTCGCAGAGTTCTTGCCCATCTTTGCGTTCATGTAGGCGATCTCGGCCATGGTCTCATGATAGGCCAGGTTGGTATCGACGTTGCCCTTTTTCCATTCGGACCAGTAGGCCTTGCTGTAGTTGGTGATGCCGTCGTCATCTTCGAGCGACGGCATCATGTTTTGGATTTGCTGCCACTCTTCGTAGAGCGGGTACTTCGTATCGTAGGGCGGACGCAAGGTGCCGTCAGGTTTCATGACCGCAGCACTGCCGCCCCGCTTGCCCCAGTAGTACGGATGATTCGGGTCGGGCGGCGGACCGGGGTCGGCCATCACTTGCTCGGTCTCGGCCCGGTAGGTCTCCTGCAGCAACTGGAATTTACGGTGGCCGATTTCGTGAGCGGTGATGCCGCGCACGTTATCGACGTTGATCTGCTTCGTGTAGAGCGTGACGCCAGGCGAACCGAATGTGTAGCTGCCCGCGTATTTGTACGTCGCACCCGCCAACTTGAATTCCTTGTCCTCGTCGCTGTACTCGATCAGCTCCGGGTTGAAGTCGAGCTTGGTCGCGGTGGCTGATGCCAACGGCCTAACCAGCGCGCTCTCCATCGCATCGGCGGTTTGCTCGTCGGTGTAGCCGGTCGTTGACGGTACGTTACCGTCAACGTCGTCACTGCCGCCGCCATCGGTCCAACGCCCGTGTTCGTCGCGCGGGTGTTCGGCTTCGTTGTAGGCCCGGCCGCGTCGCGGCAGATCGCTGCCCTCTTCGTCCGTAGGCCGGTCGGGGCCAGGATCGTCAGCGCCCTCGGGGTGCGCCTCCTCCCATTCGGCCCTCCACATATTCAGGCAGGCGGCGACGGCGACGATCTGGTCCTTGCCCATGTCCATCAGGCGCGGAACGCATTCGTCCATGAACTCGCTGTGCGCTGAGCTGCGCTCCGACAAAAGCAAATCGCCCCGCCTTCGATAGGCGTCCAACCCCGCAAGCCTGACCTGGGGCCGCTTGATCTCTCCGCCCTCCAGGGTGGAGCCGACAGCGCCAACGCCCAGCGCCCGCTTCTTGCGGTCCTCCTCGACCCCCAGCTTGCCCTTACCCTCGGTGAAGCTTTCGGCTTCTTCAAGCAGCTTGGTAATCGGGATATCGATTCGATAGATCGACATCTTCTTGCTGTCGGCAAGCACGTTGTTGGCGGCATCGACGCCGATTTCGGCGGCCCAGCGATGGTGGCCGTCGAGAATGTAATCGTCTTTCGAGACGAAGATCGGATTGCTGTTGTAACCGGCCGGGCTCTGTAACTTTCTGGCGATGGCAGCGACCTTGGCTCCGTTCAGCTCGTTCTGCGTTGCGCGCAAGTGCGAAGCGTACTGCTCCTCCTGCACGGCACCGTAGCCCTTCGCCTTGAGATATTCGAAAAACTGAGCGTCCTGCTCCTTGGCCAACTGCGGCATCTGCACGCGCGGGATGCCCTTGGTGTCGGCGCAAAACAGGGAGGTGGCCTTGATGGTCACCAGGCATAAATTATAGTTCGGGGCCTTCTCGCCCTTTGCGATCATGCCCTTCGAGATTTCGCCCAGCTTGTTGATCAGGACCGAAACGCCGCGTGGCTGGTCCAGCTCAACCTTGCGCCCTTCGTGCAGCGCCCGGACTGCGTCGTAAACGTCACTGGTGTGAATCACGCCATCCTTGACGTAAGCCTGGTCCGAATAGCCGCCACCTGGGTGAGAAGCCCCATCACCGCCGTCGCTCCCGCCGCCACCGTCCGTCCATTGACCATGCTCGTCGCGCGGCTGGCTCGGGTCGAAGCGCTTGTCTTTCAGGAGCCCATCGAGAATGACGATGTCGCCGTCTTCCCAATCGTAGCGTCCTTTGTCGGGTGCCTTGTCGGTCACGGCACGATCTCGACTTCGAACCGCCGGTAGCCAGACGCCGTTTTGCGCATGCTGAGAACCTTGAACCTGGTCCCCTTGTCGATCAGGATTTCAGCTTCGTGTGCGTGTTCGCGATCCACGATGGGCAGAACATTATGCCCCTTCGGCAGCTTGATCTTGATGGTGTTCTTGCTGAACGTCTCGGCAATCTTCTGCGACATCGAAGTACTGACAAAGGCCCGGTCCTCGAAAACAATCGGATCGTCGCCCGGCTCCTTGTCGCGCCACAGGTCGGAGAGCTGCTTCGACAACGTGTTGCCAACACCTCGATAGACCGTCGCGTCTTCCGTCAGGCGATGCTTGGCGATGGCGCTGCTCAGTCGCTTGGCGTGTTCGCCTGGTGGTTTGCCAGCGCGCAGACTGTTGTTGATTTTGCTGAAACCATCGGGGCCTTGATAGAATATAATCGATTTCTGCTCGTCCGGAGTCAGTAGCTTGCTGTCCTTGCCGGGATCGACCGGACTGCTTGGGCTGGCATTGCCGGTAGCCTCGTCTCCGCCGCCACCGCCCGCACCGAATTGCCCGCCATCAGGCCCGCCTGCGGGTACGCGCGGGTGCTTGCCTTCGTCCCACTCCTTCAGAAACCGCTGCGCGCGTATCTTGGCGATGCGCCATTGCTCGCGGGCGTCGTCCGTCTCCAGCATCAGGCAAGCGCGAGCTTCGAAGTGCCGATCATGTAGAACCGGCGCTCCGCCTCCTGCGGCACCGGATTCTTGCGCGTTCCAGAGCGCAGGCGAATGTAGGCCGCCATCAATAAGATGTACGGATCGACCGCTATCGCCACGCCTGGCGTCACGTTGAAGATGAACTCTTCGCCCTTGCCGTCGAACAGGTCGAGATAGTTGTCGCCCTGCGCCGAAATCAGCACCGACACCACCGCAGGGGTCCAGTCGGCCGGGCAGATCAAACCAACGATGTAGTCGGTTCCGATGGCCAGCACGTCCGATTCCGATGCGCCTGCATCAAAGGTCGGACCACTGTGAACATTGAGGATGGCCATGGCTATGCTTCCAGCTTTTCGATAGCGACCGCGAACAACCGGCCATCTTTCTGCGGCACCGGATACTTGGCGGACCCCGATCTGAACTTGATGAAATTGATGTGCTTGGCCCACGGATCGCGGATCATGATCGCGGAATTATCGCCGCGCACCATAACGGTAACCTCATTGCCCTCGGCATCGTACAGATCGTTGAAGCCGCTCTGGCCGTCCGTACTGATCTGAAACGTCAGGTTGGCCGGGGTCCAGCCACCAGGGCAAGTGATCCGCACAATGTCGCCGCCCGAAATGTCGAGCGGCTCGGACAAGGACTTGCCGGGCTGAAACAGCGGGCCATCGAGGATTTGCAGCGTCATAGATTTCCCCTGTGATCAGTGTGGACAAGCGGGAAACCCGCTTTCCCCATACTTCGGTATAGGGCATGTTGTCCGCATGAAACATTTCAGTTCTGAGCTGCGGCAGATGTTTCGCGACGACCTGTTCAAGACGGTCGGGCAAGCCCTGCGCAACGATATGCCGAAAGCGCTTCAGCACGCCATGATCGAGATGGTGGACGAGCGGGTGTTCGACTCGGTCGACCAAATGCTCGACCGCTTCTTCCACCAGGACGATATGGATTGCTGGCTGTCGTTCACCCGCGATGGGCCTACCATCCTGATCGGCATGGGACCGGGCGATTGCGCCGCACAATTCTCACCGGAGCTGAGCATCGAAACCTACTTCGATGACAAGATCAGCTTCGCCGAAGAGAAGGCTGTCCTCGACCAGATCGCCGGGCTCAAGCCGTTCGTCGCCAAGCTGACCGAATCGCTGCGCTTGCTGGAGGCGCGGGCCAAGGTGTTCACCGGGCGGGTCCATGAACTGGCGAATTCCAAGGGTGCAGCCGGTCAGTAGGCCAGCCGCTTTCGTCGCACCCAGGCAGGATGCGGCCGATCCGGTTGGCCTCCTCGCGAAGAAACCACTGGCTGATCAGCCGCGCATACATCCGGATCAAGGGACGCCGCTCCGGATCGTTCCTGACCCGGTTGAGCAGCTCCTTCTTCGGGGCCATCAGCAGATAGACCTGGGCGTTGAGCTGTTCGCCCCACCAGTCGCGCAGCTTCTGGCCGGGCAATCCCATGATGACCCAGGCCGTGTGATCCGCCGGGTATTCCGACAGCCGCGCCAGGCGCTCGTTGCGCTCGGCCAGCAACAGCCCCGTAGCCTCTGGCGGCCGGTCGCGCCCGTAGCCGCGCCGCCTGGCGATCTCGTCCAGGTCGATCCTGGTGTCGCCCTTGCGCGCATTCAGGCGAACGTGCGTCGTCTTGCCGGATGCCGGGGGACCGCAGATCAAGTTGACCCGGCAACCCGGCTTCGGGAGCCGATCCGGCCGCAACAGGTCGCCGTAGGGACTGGCAACCATGTCACGCCGTGTCACGCCGTGACTTCCTTGACCGCCCACATGACCGATTCCTCAAGCGAGGTCATCGCCAGCGCCCTATAGCGCCCCTCCTTGAGCCGGTCATAGAGCCCGTCCAGCTCCTCGGCCTTCAGCTTGATCGCGTCAATCAGCGCCTTCTCCTCGCTGGTCAGCGTGCGATAGACCGGGCGAAAACGGCTAGCCATCTAGACCCCCCTGAACGGCGCGACGAAGCCAGCGGTGTACCCGCCAGCTTCGTCCCCGTTTCGACCTTGCTACTTCCTGCCGCGCTGGCCCTTCGACGGTGTCGGCACGTTCGCCGCATCGCCGGGCACCACGACGGCAAAGCTGACCCAGCCGGTGGTCGGCGTCCACATCGCCTTCCATTCGATCTGAGCCTTCGCGTCCTCCGGGGGCTCCGGGATCGGCGGCAAGGTGTTGTCGATGCCAGGCTGATCGCCGGGGAGCCCGGTGCCGGGGCGCGGATCGCTCGGACCCCAGATGTACACCGGCAACCATCCGCCGCCGCCACCCGGCGGCAGGACGATGGGATGCGAAGGCTTCGGCTGATCGCCTGGTAGACCCTGATCAGGGCGCGGCTGCGATCCCGGCAAGCCTTGATCGGGGTACGGCTGATCGCCGGGCAGGCCTTGGTCCGGATGCACAGGCGCACCCGGCGGCAACGGGTAGTAGATCGGATGCGACGGGATCGGAAGGTCGCCGGGCAGCGTGTTGTCTATCTGCCCGCCCTGTCCGCCAGGCAGCGTGTTGTCGATGCCAGGCTGCGCTCCCGGCAAGCTCTGGTCAGGCCGTGCCCCAGTATCAATGGGGATGATCATCGCAAGAATACCCTTGGTCATTTGGTTCTCCCTTTGCGGCTTTTGGCAGCTTAGGCGATAAGCGTGGAAACATCGACCGGGCGCATTTGCTGAGCCACTCCGACAGCCATGGCCAGCGCCACCATACCGTCGATCCGGCCGCTCGACTTGTTCTTGCTGAGCTTCCGGTTTGCATCGTCCTTGCCCTCGACCACCGCGCAGGCCGCGCACATCGACAGCACCGGATGGTTGCCGTGGACGATCAGCTTGTCGCGGATCAGCTCCTCCAGGGAGCGCAGCGCAGGCGACATCGAAACCGTGCCCTGGCCGAATTCCACGAACTTGTCCTCGATCACATTGACCGAAAATCCCGCGCGCTCCAGCCAGGGCTTGAGGTGCTGCATGTTCCAGCGGTCGAACGCCAGCTTGCGGATGTTGTAGCGATTGAACAAGTCGCGCAAATGCTTGGCGACGTACTCGTAGGTCACCGTCGTGCCCGGCGTCGTCTGCAGATACCCCTTGTCGCGCCACAGATCGTAAGGCACCCGGTCGGCGCGAGATTTCTCTGCAAGCCCTTCGGCGGGAAGCCAGAAAGTCGGTGCGCAATGCCACGCCTTACCGGCAGGCTGGCCGATAAGGACCAGGGCCGTGAGGTCCGCAACGCTGGACAAGTCCAGACCACCGTAGAGCGGGGTCGTACCATTGAACGGCTGCACCGTGCCGCCGCACGACTTCCAGAGACTCGCCGTCACAAAAGGGTTGGAGGCTTCGACCCTCTGATTGAGAACCAGGTTCCGGAACTCGGCCTCGCGCGCAGGCAGACGCTTGGCGTCCTGCGCCATCGCCAGAACCTCGGCCTTGTTCATGAACAGGTCGAGCGCCGGGTTCGCCGCCTTGATCGCCTTCTCGCTGAACGGGTCGTCGTCCATGTCGGCGCTGTTGATTCGCAGCACCACCTTGGGGTCCGCGCCCGATTTCGCGTCATCGATCAGGAGCGACAGAAGGTCGGCATCCGTAGGTGCCTGCGTCGAGATGATCAGGCTAAGTGGGGCCTCCTGAGCCGCCGTCGCAGTCTCCAGGGCCTCGTACAGCGAGAATCTCGGTCCTTTTACTTGGCCGAGTTCATCGTGGATGCAGAGGCTGGGGCTCAGACCGAAGGCCGTCGCCGTCTCGGCCGACAGCGCCTTGTAGACCGTCCCGACTTCCGCGCAGTGCAACTCCCTGGCCGTCTCCTTGATGCGGATCACCTTCCGCAGGACCGGCGACATCAGCACCATCTTGCGCGCCAGATTGAAGATGATCGAGGCCTGGTCCCGGCTCTGCGCCGCGCTGTAGAGCGAGCTGTTCGGGGTGTACTCGGGACCGCACAGGTGCAGGAGCGTGATCGCCGCGCACTCCGTCGTCTTCGCGTTCTTCCTGCCCCTGGTGATGATCGCCCGCCGGGTGCCGTGCGGGTTGTCGTAGATCGCCCGGAAGTCCTCCTTCATGAACTCCGCCATCTTCAGCGGCTTGCCTACGTTCTTGCCCTCCGGGAGGAACAGAAAACGCTCGCACCACTCGATGTTAATCTCGGCGCGGGTCTTCTTGCGCTTGGGCGTTTCACGTGAAACGTCTGTGGAAGTATCAAGCACCGCTTACTGCTCCGTCAGGTGGTCGTCCCGGTCGCGCCCCTGCGCCATCCAGGGCCTGACCTCCGGGGCCGCCTCCTCCTGCTTGGCTCCTGCAACCTTGGTGGCAACTCGTTGCTGGGTCGATAGCCGCAGCTTGTCCATCAGGGTTCCCATCGCCCGGCCTTCCCGGTCGTGCATCACGGCCACCTGGTTCAAATGGGCCAGGTCTTTGGGGTTCTTGGGGTCCAGAAGACCCACCCGGAACTCCTGCAGCGCCTCGCCAAGGAACCTGGCATGGCAAATGTGGCGGCACAACTGGGCCAGGAGGGGCCACGTTTCCTTGGGGAACCAATTCGGGGGGCTAACCTCCCAGAACCGGTTCCATTCCTT